GTAATCTTTATCGACGGTAAAATAATCAAGCTCAATGCCCTTGAATGTGAACGACTCCAAACAATAGAAGATAATCACACCATGGGTTTCACGGAAGCAAAACGTAAAAAGATGATAGGAAATGCTTGGCCTGTGGCTATGATGGCGCATATTTTCAAGAACATCCACCATTAACTTATTGGATTTTAGAATAGAACCTTTAAAAGATTTGTAAACAATACGATAATCGAAAAGTAAATTGTTTGCATTTTTTGTGAACTTTAATGTATTTTAAAAAACAGTTTGTAGATAAATAGGCAGTTTCCAAGCTAAAATTTGCAAGAAACTGAAAATGAACGAATCGAACCCAACAAAAAATTATAACTATGTTTGATAATATCAAGGTATTTAAAGTCAAGTTAGTACACAAAACAAGAAGAATCCACCAATGCGTCAATTGCGGTCTTAAATTCCCGAAAGGCGCTGAACTGACAAACACCACATTTTCTTATGACGGAAGATTGGTGAGTATCTACCAATGCGAAAAATGCGAACCAATCAAATAACTCAACCCGCCCAATGCAATTAGAACAAGCAAGGCAATGCGCCATCAAGAACAGTATTCTCGACAACACCAAATGGTACGTGGCCACAAGCGATAAATTCGGTTTCACCGCCTCCAAGATAAAAGGGATAAACACCATCCATGTGTTCAACAAAGGACAACCGTTTTCCCTGAGAAAATACCCGTTGATCTATAAACATAAAAACAAACTGAAATTATGACTATTAAAGAATTAAGAGAAAAGATTAAAGACCTACCTGATACCATGGATGTTTTTATGGACGAAAGGTTGACTGAATTTAGGTACGGACTTGTAAACTCCGCCAATGTCCGTGAAATTGATTTTATGGAAGAACCGGGCAGGGAAATATTAGCAGAAGATACTGCTTTAATATTGAGCGAGGATTAAAACCTGATCAAATCATAGCTAAGCCCAATGCCTATATAAGGATTTAAACTAAAGTTAGAACCTATCCCATACCCCACTTGAAAACCAATGCCGAAACGCTTTATACGTGGTTTGAATGTATAAGTATCTAAGCCTACCGTGCGTATCATTGGGCTTGAATTAACCGCCTTGATCTTGTATTCAGAATTAAAGAAGCCTTTTGTCTTACCGATAACAAACGAAAGCGTGTTGTCAAATTCAAAGGGTTTTCCGGAATATTCAGGCACGAAAATACTATCGATGGTAACTACCTGCGTAATATTCCCGGAAGCATCTACTTTTTTAAATCCCTTGACCAAACGTTTTAATTGCTGGGTTGAATCGATTTGCTTGGATAGGAGTAATTCCAAGGCATCATTGTTTCCATTTAACGCAACTTTCTCAGCGACTTCCTGTCCCAATTCATTTTGATAATAGGAAATGGTATCGTTCAGAAACTCAATCTTTGAATCATTGGTCTGATTGTCGTATTTCCGCCCACTGCAATTATTCAGAAGCAGGAAAACAAGCAGAGCAATCACGATTAAATAAATAAAGTGGTTTTTCATATCAAATATTTACATAATTAAGTATCATAACAGCTGTTAAAATCAGTACGATTAAAGTCATTACGATAACGTATATCCTGAAATACAATTTTTTCATTTTAAAATTTATTTATTTTATTTAGAGCCATAAGAAGGTATTTTGTTATCTTTGTTTTAAACATTAAATATATAATATGGAAATTTGGAAAGACGTTATAAATTTTAAAGGGTTCTATCAAGTAAGTAATCTTGGAAATGTGCGTTCTGTTGATAGATGTGTTCATAATTCAGTTAACGGTGCAATTATTAAATTTAAATCACAAGAATTAAAGCAAACAAAAAACAATAAAGGATATTTGTACGTTTCATTATGCCGAAATTCTAAAGGACTTAAAAAATCAACTCATCAGCTTGTAGCCGAATCTTTCCTTAGTCACGTAAGCGATAAATATTCTAAAGTCGTCGATCATATTGATTCTAACATTCTTAATAATTGCCTTGAAAATCTTAGAGTTATTTCTCACAGAAAAAATATTACAAGATCAATGAGTAATAAAACAGGCTTTGTTGGTGTTCATAAAAGTGGTAGGGGTTATAAATCCATTATAAGACTTAAAGGCAAAAGATATCATTTAGGGACTTTTAATACCCCTATAGAGGCTTCTATCGCTTACCAAAACTCCCTTAATAACCACAACTCTTTAACCAATCAATAATAACCCCTGCATACTCTTTTTGGTTTTTGAAAAGTAATGCTTCGGGGTGATCTCCAAAAAAACCTTCCAATATGATTGCTGGTGCTGGCATAAGAGACAAGAACCCCCAACCCCTTCCGCCTTTTTCACCTTCTTTAGCTCCACGGTTTTCGGTGCAATATTTATTAGTGACCAATCGGCAATATTCAGCACCTAATTTCTTTGTAAAACTGTTACCGGGATATGATATGGTTTCACATCCATTGGCGGATTTGTTAAAGGAATTGAAATGGAGCTCTACGATCAAATCGTAATTTTTAGGCTTCAATTCGGCTGCAAGCGACCTCATTTGAGTAGTGTACCCACCTCCTAAAGGCCGTTTATATACATCAAATTGGTGCAGGTAGCTTGCAACTTCCGAATTGTACATATATTCCGAGGTATGCAATTCCTGTGAATATGCACCCGGTGACTTCATATCGTGACCGATTATTATTGCTATTTTATTCATTTTTTTTCTTTTTCTAATTCCTCTTTTCTTTTTCTATGGTTCCACATTAAAAATTGAGCTGCAACCCAAAAAGCGCCAATAGTACTAACAATTGCCATACCCTGCGTTAACCAAATAAAATCATACTCAAAGCCTTTTAATGCTTTTCCTGCTGTACTCAACAACATAAACCCAACTGAAAAAAACGTTAAAGCACTAGCCCATCGAAACCACTTAGACGTATAATAACAGTAGTATATTAAAAATGAAAAAACTATGAACAGCACTCCTGATATAAAGTATATAAGCACAAATCTTTGGTCATCGTATGACAACAAATCAAATAATTTAGTTAGTTCCATCTTCTTCTTTTTTTCTGTTAGTAATCTTATTGAACATTGATTCAAAAAATCGGTCTTGATTTTTGAAATTAGATATAAACTTAAACGCCCTTGGTGAAGCAATACTTATAACAATGGTATATGCCATAACTTTTCCAGGATTTTCTTCCGCAAATGAAAACCAACTGTATGCTAAGAACCCGCCAATGAAGCTCCACAAAAAACTAATAACCCAATCTGAACGCTCCAAAGTCAAATTAGGATCTGCATATTGTGTGTACATAGATGCCAAGTAGCTTATAGCGAAAACTGCGATAAGCGTAACATCTTCGGGGGAAATTGTCATTCTTTTCAATGTTGAGGGGTTTAAATCCTTATAATTTTATCCTAAATCTATATTCACTGCCACCACCTAATTGTATTGATATCCATTTGTTCGCATAACTGAATTGGCAGTATGTTTTACCATCAATTTGATATGCGATGAATTTGAGTCCATAAATTCCTTTGCGCTTGTCTGCCCGTGTCCATCTTCCGTATTTTTCAGTATCGGTTACGGTGCTGTAAATTGTTTTAAATATATCAGCTTCACCATCTTTCCATCCCGGGATAAATCCCCTAATATAATTCCAAGAGTGGTTAATTCGCCACCAATTAATTGCAGACCACAATCCTTTTTTATAACCATTGTCTTTTAACCATTTTTCATTCCCGTAGTCACCATCCTCTGTATCATTGAGCCACCAAAACTGAAACTTCCAATTGCGTTTATGTTTCAGATAAAAAGCTATAAACAAACCACCGGAAAAGAATCCAAATAAGGAAACGCAAAGCCACCTTACCATCAGGGTAAAGTAGAATATCCAGAATCCGTATATTTTGGATTTAGCTATCATCCTAAAATAATACCTATTAAATTACCAACAATCACTCCTGCCAATGCAGCTACCAATAATAAACCACCTCTTAACTTTTGTATTAACGGGGCATTTTTGATAGTTTCATCAGGAGTCTGTCCAGTAACATATTCCCATTTTGTAGATAGTTCTTCAAGTTTATATTCCCAATTTGGGTACATTAGTTTTTTCTGGAAGATATGTCCTTTGTTTTTTAATCTCCATAATTGAGATTTCCAGTAATATTCCTGAGTTTCTATTGAAGCACTCTCGGCAAATAAAAAATAAAGAAGGTATTCTAAAATGAATATCCAGAAAGGTGCTACTAGAATTTGATAAACGATTCCAAAGTATGCTCCTGTTTGGTGTTCGTATCCTGTTCCTATACCTCCCAAGAAGGTTGCAGCGATCATAAGCATTAAGAATACTTCGAGTTTTAATAGTTTTCCATTTTTAAAGGTGTAAAACCAGGAAGTTGAATTGATGTTGTAAAGAAACTTTCTCATAATTTAAAGTATTGAATTAATATTAGTGCTATCTGATAGCCGGGCAAGCCTATGATAAAGGCTGCGCATAAAATAAAATAAGGGTTCTTTAGTGTTTTCATACTTGCCTTCCTAAATCGGTTTGTAATTGTTGCACGGCTGCGATATGATCTGTCATTTGAGCTTGTGTCAATCCATCACCTATAAAAAAATAGCAATACTCCCGTTGTGAATAGTACCCAGGGGAATACGCCCTTGAGCCTAGCCAGAAATTATCGGTTGAACCACCTGTAATATCAGCACTTACATCTGTAAATGTGGTGTTTGCGAATTTTTTATAGTAAAAGTTATCTTGCCTTGTAGCTCCGAACATTCCTAATGATGTGGTGTTTGAATTTGTAGATATCGGGCTCTGGCAAGATGTATAAAATAGGTTAGTTCCCCACCTCACATACATCACACTTTTAGCGCTCGCACCCATATCTATATAATTGGCGGCAATTTCCGTTCTTGAATAAACGCCGTAGCTTTGACTTCCTAAAGTATTGTTGTTCTCTGCAAAATTGGTATTCCCGTAAGACACCCCGCTTCCTTTATATCCATTAGCAGAAAATAGTCCGCCCGTCCACAACATCCTAAAGGCTGCATCGGTATCTTGCGGGTTCATGGCGTTCCATTTGTGGTTATCCGCAGTATTCCCTATGAACAAATAAACCGCTTTTAAAAGGGCTAAATAGCCGGCTGTTTTACCTGCTTTGAAATAGGTATCAACGGCATCGTACACCCCTTTATAGGTCAATCCGTTATGTGGGGAAACCGTCGCATCATCAGCCCAACCGATTGAAGCCATTAAAGCAACGGTTTCGGGTTCATATCCTGCCGACCCCCCTCCAAATCTGTACGGATTCATTACATTCATAGTCGTATAGGTTTCATAGATATTAAATTTTGGGTCGATTTTTCGCTCTGCCATAAGGCATTATATTACATTTCCTGAATTGCCACGTTCCCATCCTGCATCTATATCTGGTTCTTGACCATTAGCGACTTGGTCTTTCTTGCTTTTTTTTGTGGCATCGTTTTTCCAGATGTTCACGTCAAATGCTAGTATCTGGTCTTCAATAGCAAGTTCGGCTGCATTTGGTTGTGTGCCCCTACTTCTTCTTACTTGAATACCTTGCGCCAACATAAACAGTTTTTCGTTGTTCCTATAATCTGTTAAGGTCGTATTGGCTGCTTCCTCTGCATTTTCAATAGCTAAATTAATATCGGCATCAGGTCTTTTATTTTCTGCATAGGTACGTTTGTAAGTGTTGATAGTCGGATAATCGGGGTGTTTTTCCGTAGTTACATCTTCTGTAATTGCCAATATCCAAATCCTAGAATCGTATTCAGGGGATGGGAAAGGTTCGTATTTTAAGAACCATTCCAAATCAGGCTCCAATCCAATCACAGGACTCATATCAGCATTAGGCCATGGTGCGTGTTTTAAAACCCCACCTTCAACTACAAGGTTAACTGTATCACCGTCAACCAAAGTCTTTAATACCTCAATTTCATTGTAGGCTTTTACTTGCCAATCTGTTTCTAAAATATCAACTCCATTGACCTGCACCAATGTTATTTTTGCCGCTGCTTCTGCTGGGAATACCTGTGGTGTTCCTGTTGCCCAATTAGAAGGTTGTTCTGAAAATTTCCTGATAAGTACTGATGGTAAACTCATAATATATTAATTTTTGGTTATTTCTAAATAAAGTTTTAAACTCTTTCCTGTTTCTATACTCCCAACTTGGGAAATTACAGGGGTAATTTTATCCCCTTTTAAAAAAGTTGTTGTGGTCAATACGGGTGCAGTTCCGGTCAATGATGTAAATTCCGCTGCATCTATAATCGCTTTTGAAGAGGTGATTGAAACACCCGCTTTTTTTACATCTGCCACTAATGCTGAACCCGTGGGTGCGGTGTTTACTCCTACCCAAAAAGTGCTTAACGTGAAATTATAAGGTGCGTGAAAACTATCCACATCGCCTGCCACTAATGCGCTTGAAGTATCGCTTATTGCAAAGGAAATAGTATCTGTCACCGCCCCCGCTACTTGGATATCATTTAAAGTAGCATAAGGACTGCTTCCGTCTTCTCCATCATTTTGCAGTTCAGAAGTCTTTGTGCGAACATCTTGTAAAGCCCCAGAACCATCTGAAAGGTCAATGTATTTAATATCGTAAACGTCAAAAATAGAAAGTGTAATAAACAAATACAAATTTTCTGTTATAGCACCCATATTGCTGATCAGCGTGTTATTTTTGTATAAATACAACACGCCCGCAATACATCTATATTCAAATATATCTAAATTGTCTGCAAAATAAGCAGGGGAATTGGTTGATAAAATTCCTTTATTGGTTGATGCCACGCCATCAATAGATACCAAAAGGCTTAAAGATGTTGCGGATTGTGTGTAAAAATTAACATACGTTCTTGAAACATCAGAAATATTCTTTAAGGATATGTTTCTCTGGTCATAATTTGAAGGGTAGGAATTACCTAGTGGAGTGGCTTTGATTCTCATTTTCAGAGACCAATTTATTGTAAAATCAAATAGTTTCGACCATTTGGCTGTTCCTGCACTATTCCAAGTTTGCACATTTACCTCTGAATCCGTTACATTAATCGGTTCGGTTAATGTCCAATCAGCCGTTACAGGTTTATAAACAGTGCCTTGAACCACTTGTAATCTGTCTAAAAATACAGCTTCTATTCCGTTGTTAAGTGTAACATCATAAGTTCCCTCTGTTGCAGAAGTCGTGAGATTTATTAACACTCTACTATCCGATATAAACGTTTTATAATTAATGGTATGCCCTTCAACAACTACTGTCATATTTGGAGTAAAGAAACTTCCATTAAGTATGAAATTTCCCGTTGTACTGGGCAGGTAAGTATCTGGTATCAATTCATTTAAAAAAGGCGCTTGCCATACACTAAAATCAGGCAATACAACCAACCCATTCGCATCTTTGGCTATTGGTGTGCCGTCAAACTTTTGAAGGCTCTTCACCACCTCTGCATCATTGGCTGGGGTGTAGCCTAAGGCATCCAATACGTTTTGTAAAGATACTTGGTTGAACTTAATCCATTTTCCACCTCGGTATTCCAATAAATCGTTTACAGATAAATTGATATTTCCATTGCCGAAATCCTTAGTTCCCGCCACTGATACCAAGTAGGAATCCCCTTCCACACCAGCACTATTGATAAGTGAAGGAGTATTTGTAGTAGCGTTATACGTTCCAAGTGCGCCACGTAGATTAGCAACACTGATCTTTTTAGCATCGTTCGTGCCGGATTGAATAACCACAAAATGCGTGGCACTCGGTGAGGTTAGAAGTTCACCTAGTTCAGAGGGCAGCTTGGATGCCGCCAATACCTCGAAAAATCTAGTAGTTTGATCTTGTAGTATGCTCATTGTGGGGTTATGATTTAGTCCAGAGTAAAAGAGATTTTCCTTTCGATGCTTCGATAGCACCGCTTATGGATTCAATTTCCGCCGAACCGCTAATGATTTCCTGACTGCTATCTAAGAACACATTACCACCACGTTTCAAATTTACGGAAAAAGTTTTAAGATTAGAATTAAAGCTCGGGCTTATTTCAGGAACATCGGCTAATTTATAGCCCAAACCGTTAATTATTAGCGAATCATGTGCTACAACACCTCTTAACATTCGTGCTACTTCGCTTGATAAATATTTAAACACGAAGCGTTGCGCATCATAAATTGAGTTGTCTGTGACGTAAAACTCCTGATCGCCGTCGTAGCCTTCGGTTTCCTGATCGCCGTCGTCATCCTCAAAGCCTTCCAATCGTATCTTGTGAGAAATTCCAGTTTGATAAACCATATCACCTTTGTTTGACGAGTTTTTGTACTCAATTAAGTACAATTTGTCTGAATCAACAACTCGTTTGATTTTTTCTGAAATACGGGTGAATTGTATGTCATTGGCGGAAATCCCCACTTCCACGACGATGTTGAAGATTTCGGGTAATACGGACATATCTGCTGTAAACTCGTAAACCTCGTAAGGCTGAATATTGTGAATAGCACTGATGAAACGTTGCTCGTCTGCCAATATGTTTATAAGGTTGAATATCAGAACAAAAGCATCACGTTCCTCGGAATACTGTATATCCAAGATCTTCACTTGTCCTACCCCGCTTATGGTAACGTAATTACCCACTTTGTTCGCCCATTCTGGCAATGAAAACCCGTAATCCACCGATCCAATAACAGCTTCGGTTGTATAATCCACCTCATCTACCACCCCGAAGTAAATCCCCATCAATCCGTTTGATGAAAACAGGGTAGCCGTGGTTTTGATTTGTTGGTTCGTGTTATTTGTCTGCTTAATAATAGAGAGTTGTGTTGTATTGAATTTGGAATCTATGGCATAAGCGTTCATATAAGCGGCATTGGTCTTGAACTGCGTGGTCAAACTATCTTCCAATAAATACTTGTGTGCGTAGGTATATTGCAGTCCTTTCAACTCATTTGAACTAAGTGTATTGAGATGGTTCTTTTTGCCTTCTTCCACATTGGCGTATCTAATGGCATTCAAATTCGACAAAGTAAAGATGGTCTGTGTCAATGTTGTGATACCATCGACATTGAATGTCTTTTCAACACTGCACCCGAAAGCATCTTTTACATATAAGGTATAATCTCCACTCGCTATTCCTGTGAAATAATTATCCGTCTTGTAGGTGATCCCGTCCAATGAATATTCAAGCGGGTAGATCGAAGCTGATATAAAAGTATCTTCAATGGTCAGGGTAGCGCCAGAATCCAAATTATCAACCGAAACCGTTAGGTCGTTGGCGATCAGGTTTCTAGGTGGCTTAAAGGAAATGGTTTTGATGGTCATTCCTGCGCTGTCCACTACACGAATGGAATAATTTACCCCCCTGTTAAGGTTCAGGGAAAAGTTTGCTCCCTGCCCGGCCAATGTTAAAGAATTGTTTACGTAGATATCATAAATCCCTGTTCCACCTGCCGCACTAAAGTTGGCGACCAAATTCCCACAGGTAGAGGTCGTCATATTATAATCTACAAAGGCAAGTGTGCTAACGGGTTGAAGGGTCGAATTGTTGAGTACGTAGCTTACTTTGCTCGCTGTGGGTAAACTGCCAGAAATAGGTGTGGAAGGATTAAATTCCCACGAATCATTTTCCATACTAAGAGTGACCTCCCATGTACTTTCGTTTATGGAAGCTGTAATGTTGTTCGTACCACCCGTGTTTTTGTAATCGAGGTTCCAAGCGTTCACGTAGTTCAATGCCGAATAATACGCAGCCAATACACCTATATTGGGCGCGGTAACCTGCCCATTGGCTTGTCGCAGTGTTTTGTAAGTTTCGGTCAATACAATGCTGCCTGTCGGGGAGTTGATGTTTATCGAAAGCGTATCACCCACGTTCGCAGGGCTGCTGAAATTTAGTTTTAAGGTACTTGCCATTAGCTTTGTGCGTTAATTAATGTTAGTTTGCTTTTTTCACTTCCAGAGAGTTTGACTATCCGTCCGTATTTCAGGGTTCCTTCTTCCAAATATTCTATCAGTCCGAAATAATTAGGTATATCCTTGCCGTCCACTTTCATAAATCCGAAAAACTGCGCTTCAATGAGTTGGGTCATTTTAAAGGATAAAGTGGTTTTGTCTGCTTGCACCCTGTTCCTTCCAAGATCCTTTACTATGATAGTTCCGTTCTCGGCCAATGCCACTCCATTCTTATACGTAACCAAATCCTGATTGGCATTGCTCGATGAAAAGTTGATAAGTTTGTCATTGAAATGATACAATCCCCTCTTGACAGAATAGCCGTGTCCGTACAATAATCTGTTCATTGGGCTTAAATTCAAATTCCAAGCACTCTCGGGGTCGAATATCCCTTTAGGCGCAGCGGAAAATTCATCTTGCCATAATTTATGTGTAATGACCTCCTGTGATACAAATTCGTACATCTTGAAAGTTCCTGATGGTTTAGCTGCGTGCATCCAGATATTTTCGTCCCTTGGTGTATCAGAGTTTGGGAAATTGGCAAATGTGATACGTCTTGTTATCTCATAGCCCGTGGAATCTATGTTATAATCACAGATAGCCTCGTAGGTTTCCCCTTTTCGGTTATGAGTGGATAGTTCAGAGAGTCCATTTGGCTCGTCCAGTCCGTTTATTTCCTCGTAGTCCAGGGGTTCTTTTTGCCCGATCTTTATCTTTTTGAAGTAATCTGATTTAGAACTTTCGGTTTCTATCTCGTCCACACTACCTAATCGGATGCCGATAAAATTCTGCATCGTATAGGTCGCTTTTTCTATCCTTAAATATTGTTGTCCTTTATCGATTTCAACACCCCAATACAAAGGCTCTAAATATTCAAAAGCCTCGAAAGCCTCTTTGAACGAGGTGTTGAATTGTATGGTCACTTCTTCGTCGTTTTCGTCCAAGAACGAATCTGGGAATCCACGTGCCCAAAACCCATTATCTACCACGGCAAATTCGTATTCTCCGCCAATGCCGAAAATAGAAGATCTTACAAGTCCGGTCTTTCCAGTGATCTTGGCCGCCAACCTATCGAACAAATCCAAAGGTTTGATGCATCGGCTGACCGTTGGTGGGTATTCTGTTTTATCTATGACGTTTATTGTACCTGTCGAGTTGATATAAACCCGTTGATAGCCTGAATCGGTATGATATGACCTGTCAATGGCCGAATAGGAATAAAATATAAGCGAAAGGCTTTCCCCTTTCAACAAATTGATTTCCCTGTCAAAAGGAACGGTAAATTCAGTTCCAATGTTCTGAGAGGCTTCAAATAAGGTGATACCTGACGGGTTGGAAGCAGAATACATCAGTAAATCCTCACCCTCTTTTATTACTTGTTCATTGTTGATCTTTTCGCTTTTTATGTATTGTACCCTGAAATCCTCGCCCTGTACATATTTAGCATCGACCGAGTCTATCTTGAATTTTAGATTGAATTTAATTTGATATACCTTATCTTCTTCCGCTTCGAACAGGAATGGGAATCCTACATCAATATTGTTTCCAACACCCACATCTGCCGATGGACTTTCAACAGTGTTATTATAATCACCTATGGCATTGGTCGGGGTCTGTATGTCGGCTTTGTTCGAGGTATAGATAAGTTCCATTGGTATCGGGCGTCCTTTCTCGATCAATGCTGTATGGTAATACCCCGAATCTATCCTATAGTCGTTTCGGTCGCCCTTCAAGTAACTCTCCAAAAACAACTTACGTTCCTTGGGCTGGAATGGATGGGTTTTTAACTTTCCAATTGGGTCTAAATCTGCGGAGTTTTCTTCGATAAGGTCGTATTTGTCGTCATATCGGTCTTTGATATCCTCAAATAACCCTCCCTCGGTAGCTTTGATAGTAATCGCTCCTGTTTTTGATATTTCTTTATAGGTAAATAAATCGAGTTCTTGTACGTATCTCAAAATCCACGCTTCGTCCAATGCATATTGTGATTTTTCGTATTTAGATATTAAGATACGTTCTGTAATCCCAAAAGACTTGTAAATAGTACTGATGTATTCAGAGGCGTCCCCGTAAAAGGTTAAATCAACCTCTATTTTTTGAGTTACGAAACGTGAATCCTTGTCCCTATCCAAAGAACGATTGTCATTTCTCCATCCATCGGGTTTCTGTACTTCTTTAGTTCCAAGTACCCGTGTGGAAAGTATGTATTTAGAGGTGCGTGATCGCTCGAATATATCCATTTAGTAAGACCTTTTATCTTCGTTTATCACTGTGACTTTATTATTTATTGGGCGGGATGCCAATTTCTTGACCTCTTTCCAAACTTTTTCATTAGAGGTATTTAATCTTCTCATTTCATCCCGTAAAGCATTGTCGGTTTGGTGTCTTGAAATCTGCTCCCCGTTGCTCTGCATATTCAAATTGAATACGGCTCGGTTGATTTCTTCTTCGTTGTTGCGTGAAAAGAAATCTTCGTGGGATTTAACGATCTTATCCCCTTTTTCAAGATACCTGTAATTAGGCTTGTCGCTACCGAATGTCTTTACATTCCCGTCCTTATCGGTGTGCACCTCGGGGCGTTTTTCATCGACCAATGCCCAACCTTCGGGAGCGTTGTCCGTACCTCCTTCAAAGGCGGATATGGATTGTGCTACTACTGCACCTGCGGATGCTGCTGCCGTTGCAATGGCTACAGGAACTGCGCTCGCTGTGTATAATGCAGCATTAACCACCCCGAAAGGCCAAGGCGCAGACGCCGCAATGACCGCTGCTGCCGTTGTAATAGCTGATAAGGTACGTGCTAAGTTGATTCCAATCTCGGCCAATGCTATCGCCTGAGTAAACAAGAAAGCCTCGTTCTCACGTTTCTTTTTCTTCTTCTGTAATTCGAGTTCTTTTCGGTCACGTTCAGCTTCAATGGCCGATCGTTGTTCTTCACTTAAATTTTCATCGTCGAGTTTGGCGGCATAGAATCGTTTGTTTTCGTCGATTTCATCGTCCACCTTTGCTACCTGTGCATCTAAAATGGATTCCCCAAGATCAATGACCGAATCGGCCAAATCCCGCCTTAATTCTTTTTCGAGTTCAATAGCTTCTTCAATGATTTTCCTTCGGTGTTCCTGTTGTTTTTTAAGGGCATCGAGTTCTTCCTTGTTTTTGTCCTCAGCAGCCTTTAGTTCATCTTCCCCTAGTTTTTCGGCAATGGCCAATTGTTCCTCGGCATTGGTTTTTAATCTCGCCAATTCATCGTTTTCAAGAAGCGCTATATAGGTGTAATCATCTTCCTTTATAGTCCTGATTACGGCACTGGCGGCTTTTTGACCCTCGATCATATCGGTTAAATTCTCATTTCCAGTATCGGGCATTTCAGATGAAAAAGAAATAACTCCACCTGTTTCTATCTTCCCGATAGCCTCTAATCCTATTTTAAGATGTTCTATTTTAGCAGTAACCCCGTCTATTTGGGATTGATAATCTTTCCAAGCCTCGGTATTGGTAGCCAATCGGCTTTGTTCGTCTTCGAGTGCCGATTTCAGTTTTTCCAAGGCAGCGACAGAACCCGCTATGATCACTTTGGATTCTTTGGCAGTTTTGTTTTTGCGTTCCCAAAGTTCAAGTTCTTTCTCGGCTTGTTTTATTCTTTTGTCAGCATCTGCCCTTCCCTCGGTATCGGTTGTTTTTGTTGCGTTCCAATCTATTGTAGCCGCTTTTAATTGTTCTTCCCAGTATATCTTGTCCTTTATAAGTGTTATGCCATCTTCTGATCTTTTCTTTTCCTCGTCCAGACTTTTGCCGAAATACCAAGCGTTATTGACCGCCGTTGATTGATACCTGTTTAATGCTATAATGTTCTTTTCTATAATCCCTTTTTGCCGTAGCAATTCTTCTGATAAAACTCCTTTTTTTGCTACTTCATCAATCTTTTCGAGTTCTTTCTTCATATAAACAAGTGCGCTTGTCACCGTTTCATAATCGTTGGTGTCAAAGTTTTTTGCCGTAGCCACACCCGCATCACGTTCCAATCCCATTGCTTCTCTTGCAACAGCGACCATTTCACGGTATTTGGCTACTTTTTTTCCATATAGTTTTATATTGTAATCAATTGCGGGGTTCAAGAGGGTATATCCCATTAATTCCCAGCTTGGAAATCCTCTTACTTCGTTCTTTTTAAGATCTTGCATCCTCGCTTCCTTATCGGTAAGCGCTTTTAATTTTTGTTCGTAATCTTCCATTATAGCGATCAAAGAAGGCAACCTGTTTTTTGCCGCCAATTCGATACTACCTCCTAAATTGTCCACATCGTCCTGCAACATCTTGAACATACTTGCATTACCTGTGCTTTTACCAAGAGCAATGAATGTTTTAAATTCATCGTTCATATCGGCAATCCCATTGAATATCTTGGTAAGGGAATCAATAGTGCCCAAAAAGACTTTTCCCATCACCCCTTGACCTGATTTCAAGGACAAAATCCATTTTTCCCAAGCAGAGTTCAACATTTCCAACTTGGCATCGAAGGCTTCCATTTTTTGTTTTACCAAATCGTCTAACGCACCTCCGTTCGCCCTGATCTCGGCGGCGTTTTCCTGAATAAGATGTGAGTTATTGGCTAATACCACCCCTATTTTTCCCGCTTGCGCACCAAATAATTTAGAGGCAATGGCCAATTGTTCCTGACCCGTCTTGCCTTCTTCTGCGGCTTTGTTGACCAATTCCAAGGCTTCGGACAATGAGCGTCCTTCTTTTGCCAATTTTTGTTGTGCAGTACCCAGCAATCGACCTGCCTGTTGTGCTTTCAGACCGTTATCAGCTAAAATACCGATAATAGCACCAGTATAAGCCAAATCCTCTCCCAAAACCCTTGAAATAGGTGATAAATATTGGAATGAATCCACCATTTTTTGGAAGTCCAGGGAAGTTGAAGTCCGAATCGTAGCAATCACATCGGCAAATTTTGCAGCTTCACGTGAACTTGCACCAAAAGAATTTAATGATTGAACCAAAAATTCCCCCGCAGCTTCACTTGTGGTATTAAGTGCAATTCCTAAATCATTGGCGGGTTGCAACAATCTCTCAACATCCTCTTTCGACTTACCCAAAACAAGCAATGAGGTCGCTAATTTAGCAACATCGTTCGAGGTCATAATGGATTGTGAGGCAACGTCTTTTATCTTGGCTTCCAAAGATTCCAACTCTCCGCGGGTAGTCCTGAGCACCCCTGCCATTGTTTGCATTTCCTTGTCGAAATCCCGAACCCTTTGAATCGCATCTTTAATAGTGCTTGCAATCAAAAATATCGTCCCGAAAAAACCGAAGGCAACGGCCAATGATTTCAATCTTGAAACCGCCACTTGCATAATAGCGGTGGAACGTGCGGTAGCGGTTGCGGCTTGGTTTATTTTAAGTGAAAGCCTATCGTACTCTTTTTGAGCGACACGAATCGCTTTGGAGTTTTGGTTACGTGCGGCTATTTCATTTTGGAGTACTAATTTTGCTGCTTTTTGTTGCGCCAAAAGCGTAGCGTAGTTTCCCGATAATTTGTTAATGGCTGCGGCTTCCTTTTCTTTTGCTTTCGCAGCTTTTTCTTGTGATGCAAGTAATTTGTTATTTGCCTGTGTTGATTTTTGTAATTGTTGAAATTCTTTTTCCTGTGCTTGAACTTTTTGTGTTGCAAAACGGTATTCAAGGTCGGCTTGGCGTTTCAATGCGGCTTCCCTTTTCTTCATTGCCGCATCCTGTTGTTTCGTGGATTGTGTAACCCCATCAAGTGCTTTCTTGGTCTGTTGTAGCATCTTGTTCAAATCCGCTGCCGAAGTCCCTTTAAAAGCCGTCCCTAAATGTTTGCGTATTGCCCCTGAGGACAGTTTTACCGCCTCGTCTATTTTCTTTATCTCTAAAACCAAAGCAGCAATTTCCCGCTTGGCCTGATCAATAGGTTCTTTATAACTATTCTCTCCTGGCATGTCTTGATTTTTGGTCGTTTTGTTGTTTCAGTTTTTTGATCATCATCACGAATTTTTCAACTGTTGTAGTACGTGGGTTTATTTCGTTCTTGCCCAATGCTAATTCTAAGGAAACGATCTGTTCGGTAATACTCATTGGCTCGGAATCATCGTCTGGTTTAAAACCGTCCAACTGATCGTTTTTCAACCGAATCTTATTTTTTGATTGTTTGAGTTGTTGGTACAATCGTTCGATTTCTTTTCCAACAGGTGCGTTTAGGTTCACACGGTACTTCCATTGCTTCAATTCCTCTGCGTATAGTTCTATTGCCTCTTTGTCGTCCAAACGCTTCTCGAGTTGTCCTATGAGCATCTCGGCGACTTGATACCTTGTTTCTAAATACAATACTTCTGAAAAGACGGCAAAATACATCAGGGCGTCATTATCTCCACTTAATGTGCAGTATTCCTCGTAGATTTTTTCCCACTTTTCCTTTGCTTTTTTATCATCGATGGAAATCTTGGTTTCCTCGTCCCAACCCTTTACCAAATATCGATGGTCGTTTGTTTCCAAGACCTGAAAGAATTGGTATATGAATATGTCCTTGCAGGATTTGAAATAGCGGTTCTCCATTGAAATAGTAGTTTGGTAGTAAAAAGGCCAATGATAAAAGCGAAGTGTCGCTTCAAGACGAAATGTAGGTTTCCCGTGGGAATGTTCGTCTAATGGGGATGCCTTTGATACGGTAAATGTAATAAATAAAATCTATAACTAATTTGTTTTCTATCATATTTATTTATAGTATGTCGTATGTGTTAAGAATGATGTACATTTGGGGTAAGAAACAGAGAAATTATGGAAGCAAAAGAACTTAGAATAGGAAATATTATTTGTTATAAAAACAAAGCAACTGTAACTTTGGATTTGTCGGATTTCAACGAGATATGTCAGAATGAGGAATTTCTTGATTTCATTTCACCTGTTGCATTGACCGAAGATTGGTTGTTGAAATTCGGGTTTGAGAAAAACATAAATAAAGATCAAATAGACGGAATAGAAATGCATTTCCAAATAGATGACAAAACGTATTTTTCGTCTTGTGGAAAGCTTGGAGGTGGATTAGTTGTTCTTTGCTTATGCCGTGGCAATTACTTTGCAAACAATTTAGAGTATGTCCACCAATTACAGAATTTATGTTTTGCATTATCAGGAGAAGAACTTGAACTAGTAAAACCCGCCCAATGATGAAAAATAAAATTTTAAAATTAGTGGTACTACTACTTTTCCCTATAATCACATTCGGACAATACCGATATAGCGATCACAAAGAAAGCTATCTTATTTTATCCACAGAATTTGACGTTAGGAATGCATTGGTCGGGAGTGATGTAAACCCACCTGCATACGATGGAGTATATAATATAGCATATCGAATAAAGGAATTTCACGCACAGGCATCATTTGAGAACTTTAGCGAGATAGGATTTAAAAGTTATGCATTGGGACTTGGATATGTAATGAATCGTGAAAGCGCATTTCAATTAATGCTTATGGGTCAATTAGGACTTATAAACAGGGATTCGGATTGGATTAAAAGAGATCACGATGTAATGATAAGTGGAAGCCTTCAATTAGAATACCATCTAAGGAATTTCTTTATCTTTGGACGAACTCAATTGAGATACCGTGGAGATTTAAGTAGAATAACAAACCCCGAAGGATATTTGGGGATAGCTATAAAATTATAAAATAAATAGAGAAATTATGAATTTTGAAGAAGCATTAAAAGCATTGGGCATAGAAGAATATTCAGAGCGGATATTTAATAGCAATTCCCACGGAGAGTTGATTCATTTGCCACAATACATTATTTTAGCAAAACATTTTGGTGGGCAAGAATGGTTTCCTGAATGGTTCAAAGAAACAGTTGAACTTGCTGAAAAGAATTGGGAAAGACCTGAAAGCGTTTTTCAGCATATTGCAATGTTGTTACAAAAACAAATGAACGAAAAACCCGCCCAATGAACCCACTAAAAAGAACAATCAAATTCATTTCAGACGTCACCAAGGAATTTAAGGCAATCACCAAGGAGCGAAAATTCTATTTTGAGTTAAAAAGCATCCTACCAAAATACCAGTTCGAGAATAAGTACGGACTAATGCAAACCATTCCACCAGAGCATTACGATTGTTTTCTTGAACTAATAAAATGGGGATGGGATTTTGATACCGCTTATGAGAACGTAGAAAACATCTTCGATTTGACTTGCAAAACAGAAAACACCATAAAAGATGTGGTTTTATCAATGGACAGGATGAAAGATTTTAAGATATGATATTAACAGGAAAATGTTTACAGGATTTTTCGATATGGTATTTACATAAAGAAGAATATTCAAACTATCAAATAATAGAGCCTTATCAGGAAGAAGTAAATATAGGTTTATATTTCTATGAAATGCCTAAATCTATGCAATACGGGGTTTACGTAGATTTCTTTGATAGCGTAGGATTTGAACTACTTGTAGAAAGAAGTGTAGATGATGATTTGAATTTCATAAATGCCTTTGATTGGGTAGTATTGAATATTGAAAATGGGAACAACTATGGTGGCGGAGAAATTTCAGACACAAGGGAAGATGCCCGACATGAAGCTGTAAAATTAGCAAACGAAATATATAATTTCGCCCAATGACTAAAGAAACAGAACGAGGAATCACCATAGCAGGAGAGCAAATGAAGAAAGCCTGTCAAGAAGCAGGTGAAGCAATGAGCGAACTTTCAAAATCCCTCAAAGAACTCAAAAACAATAAAACCTTTGAAAACAAATCAAAATTCCACAAATAACCGCCCAATGACCATAGAAAAACACAACCAAAACCTGTACAGAGATTTAATAGATAGAGCAAAGAACAATCCGAACCAAATATTGTTCATTGGGTATTCATCTTACGAAGTATTAAAGAAAATGATACATACACATGTTGAATCAGTGGGCGGAACAGGATATTTCAATTGGAACTCAAGTGTTATGAGATTCAAAAACGGAAGCAAGATACTATGCGTTCCAATGTCCAAAATGAAGGGAGAGGAAAACTACGAGCATCTTCATGGATTGCGTTTTAACGACCCGAGTTGCGGTTTTATGGCAGACAAAGGAATAGCCGATGAAGCCTTGGAGATTTTCAAATGTAGAATGAGGAAAATACCACCAATTGATTTTGATTTTAGAACGGTAGTTTAAAACTTGAACATATTCTCTAAAATATATTTATATAAATAGGGGAGTATCACGGTTTCGTTGATCATTTTGTTGTTTTCGTCGGTCAATGTCATTAATTCCTGACCAAACTCTTTTTCTAAGAACTTTCCTTTTCCAACGCTCGAGTAAATAGAGAATGAATCCGCCTTTGCTTTTACCTGCATTGTTTCAAATAATTGACCACTCCAATCGAAATTCCAGTTTTGTCCACGTACTTTTGGACGTCTTGGCTTGTTGTATGGGTCACTTGCTTTTAAAGCCGTATAATCAGCGTAAGTACCCGCTACCGAACCTTTTGAGTTTAAGCCCAATGCTAATTGTCGTTCTGTCAAAGTAAATATAATGAAATCAGCTTTCTCCATAACCGCTAACTGCCCAAGTTTCTCCAACTTGCTTTTCATCTTGATAAGATGATTGATATAAGGCTCTACTAATTTGCTCATACTATAAAGATATTAAAAAACCCCCTTCCACTGAGTGAAAGGAGGTGGGGTAAAAGTCAATAGATAGCTTCTTATATAACAGTAGCAAAACTGGAATTTGACTTGAATAGCGTTGAATCCAAAGTGATCACTTCCACGCTGTCCACACTGTTGTAAAGTCCTACGGTCAAATCATCATTGGTCGCCAAGGCCGCAACGGTAAAGGTATAAATACCGTTAGGAGATTCCACAACACCTGTTGGGGTGATGGTCGCTCCGTTCTTTTTCACCAAGAAATCAGCCAATAATGCTCCGATAAAGGCTTTCCCGTCTTGTTTTGTAACAGCTTTTACTACAATAGTAGTGGCAAGATCGGCCGGAACGGTCATATCCAAACGAACCTCATTGATTCCTTCCATACTCTTGGGATTGAAATTCAATTCCAATTGCTTGATAAGGAAATAATTGGTGTCCAGTTCGGCACGTTCCAAGAATTGCCATTTGATACCTTCTCTTTGAATTGTAGTATCGGTTGCCCAAGTAATTTTATTTTGTTGGATCATCCCTGTGGTAAATCCTTTCAATGAACCTGAATTTGATTCAGTACCAAGAACGTTTCCCATTCGGTCAATGAAAAGGATGTCATAAGAACCAAAACCAGATACAGCCGCTAAAGCCGCGTTGAACATAAACCCGTTGATGAAATTGGCGGCAAAACCGTACTTCCCAAGTTTTGTTACAGAGATGGTTCCATCTTCCAATTCTTCGGTAGAATTGTCCTGAGATTCATCAGTAAATCCCCTGATCCCGTTAAGGATAACAAGGTTTCCCTCGGCTTGTAGTTGCAGCACGTATGCTTCGTCCAATGCCACATCGCCGTTAAGGGCAAATCCAGCAGGTAACAACCATAAGGCCGCTACTTTCTCCAAGAAAGGCTTGGCTCCTTTTGTTCCCGTTCCTAATACGGCGTTTGAGCCAAGGTTTACGAGGTTGCGTATATTTGTTATTGTAGCCATTAGTTAATGTAGTTTTGAAGTTTAAGAAAATATCTCCCTTTTTCGGTCAGCGGCACGGAGTCACCTTTTTTGTATTGAACCTCACCAATCTTTATGTTCCTTTTCAGTACATGTAATTTGGTCTTGATCTTTGATTTTTGAGGCTCTTTTGTTCCCTTTTCAGGGGCTTTATCTTTGTCTGCCATTGTCTTTGTTTTTATAAGTAATAGTACACGTTCATTTTCACACAAAAAGTATGGTATGGGTGCAAATCCAAGTCTTTGACGTTTCTTGTGTCCCAACCTAGGAACACAGCTTCAATGCCTTTAGCGATAGAGGTAATGTCATACATTCCACCTGCGTTTTCATTCAGGTATTGTACGATCGGAAGTCGTGCTTCTTCATCGGGACTGTGCCCGAATCCAGGAAGTATTCCTTCTAAATTTACCATAAAGCACAATTTCACCTTGGCCTCGTACACGACCCCGTCTGTTGTTTCGTGGGTCTTGTCCTCGGTATAGAAAAAATTGGCCGCATACATATCATCAAAGCGAACATCGGTATAATCAATGCCATTGAACCATTGTGGTACTGGCACATCAATATCAGTTGGACTTCGGTGCGCCCTTCCAAATCCCTGTAAAGCGCCACTCCAAACGGTAGGCAGAAACCCGTACAATCCAATTTGGATGTCCTGTAATACTTTATCAAGTCCTACGGGGGCTGTCTTTACGTGGTTCGTGCTTACCATGGGTGGCTTTCTACAGTTAATTTATTGGGGAAAATGATTTCAGAGGCATCTTTTAGGGCGTAATATTGTGCCCTTCTGATACCACCTGATTGAACTACTCCGTACATATCTTTTAAGCCCTCGAGTTCCATTCTCAGGTTCCCTACGGCAAGTTTCGCATTGCGTTCCTCGTTCCCGTGCCTGTTGGTGGACAACATTCCCTCAATGGCCGAAATCGCAAGGGTCAATCCTATTGCTTCGTCAAAGAGTTGTGGTCTGTCCAAGATCAGTTGGGAATAATCCGTCAACGGTACATAATGGGAATTTAAATCGAAAACCTTGTTCAATACGTGTTTTGTGGCATTGGTTTTTTCCTGTGCCAAATACAGATTGAAATTAGCTTCTGAGATAAAGTCCTTATCCACCGTGGCGTATATATTCACAAGGTTCGCAAGTTTGTGGAAGGAAGATATGATCCGGCCACTGCCCCCCGAGATATGCTCAGGGGTAATGGTCACGGAAATATCCATCGTTCCAAAACCTATGCGGCTTTCAAGTGATGATATGGAGGTTTGGTCATACATTATATTCCACCTGCGATAAGTGCAGCTTCAAACGTAGCGATTCCTTCTTCAGATAATTTATCAATTTTACCTGCAAGGGTCGCATCCAATTGTGAAGTAGTAGATGTGGCAACTTCTTTAGTGGCGTTCAATCCATCAACTACGGAAGTTTTAAGGTATAAAGTTCCTTGGTATAGGTAACCTGTATTTCCTTCTGTCTGAACATCAAGTGAAGCAGTGGCTTCCTCAGTGTTGATATAGAAAAACGATTCCACATTCTGCAAAATAGGGAAAACGATCGCAGAAGCAGCGGTCTGTTCTGAAACAGGATCGGTTGTTCCATTCTTAGCGACCAAGATGTAAGCGTTTGCTTTTGCATACTGAACACCTTCTTGTGGAAATTCTTCCTCAGCTAAAGTAGAGTAAGGCAATGAACCTACATTGGTTCCAGTAGTTAAAACCACCATGTCTTTAGTCCAACCTTGTGAAACAGTCCTTGTTTTATCACGTTGTTCCGTGAATGATCGGTCAATGACTATACTGGAAAGCCCTAAAGCTCTTGATATAACTCCTTTTACCTGAGTATCGTCAAGAGTAGGAATAGTTGCTCCGACAAATCCTTGGTTAAAAGCAAATAAGCCTTTAATTTGAGTATTGGCGTAGAACTTAGCAACGATATCACTGTTCAACCACATCGTATCAGGGGTTTGTCCAGCATCGTTCGCTTTTTGTTTCACACGTTTTAAATCATCTATGATAAGGGCAGCAGGATCGCTCCAAGGTGTCACTACACCGAATTTGTTTGCAGCAGGAACACCGAAATCAATACGAATACCATAACCTGCGTTATCGGTATCTTGGATCAGTGTAACTCCTGAATTTGAGAATCCCAGAAGGAAGGCTTGCTCAACACGTTCTTTCACACCATAAATTACGGCCTCTGTATCGGCAAAGATTTTCTTCACCATCTCAAATTTAGCGCCTGGGGTTCTTCGCATAATACGAAGGGTATTCATTTGCTTTTCGTTCAAGGTCATTTTCATACCGATCTTTGGAATCTCTCCACTGGCCGATTTGATAGAACCTCTTGATTTGATAGGTAATGGAGAGTCAAACGCAACGATATCCGCAGCGATCCTCGTGTAATCCCCTGAAAGAGAATTGTAGGTCATATCCATACTGTACTCGGGAGTCAAGTATTGATCGTGGAAGTATTTCGGGGCTTCTTTTTGCCCGTTGATCTTCTCGTATTTTCCTGTGACCACGCCTTGAAATAAATCGGCGATAAGGTCTTTAAATATAGATACTGCCATTAGTCAATTTGGTTATAAACGCCCTCAGCCTTTAATAGTAGCAAGTTTGCTGCACTAAAAGGATATTTAACGACGTTGTTGTTAATAGTTCCTTGTGTCATAATTCCAACTGCTGGTTTTGACGCAAGGGTAGTTGACCTAACCACACCTACTAAAGTGTGTGATGCTGGAATAGTCCCAGTGGTCGGAAGTGGTTTGTATTCCCCTGTGGAATCTTCCCGGATCACTCCGTGCCCTTCGTAAATCACGGCGTCTGCGAAACCCGTAACATTGAGCACGCCTCCACCTTCTATCCCGTGAACATAGTGCTTGATGGCTGTTCCATCAATGCCCTCGGAATATTCGACACCTGCTACGGTGCTTAAATCTAATATTGCCATTTGTGTTTGGTTTAATTGTTAATATTTGTTTTGGCCAGTGGCCGTATTATCCAACCGCTGCTGCAATCATTTCCTTATTTGCCGCGTCCCCTGCTTTGCTCACAGGTGGTTTTCCCGTTGCGGGTACACCATCTGCTCTGCTTTGTAAGTTCTCTTTGTGAATTTCCTCTAAATTAGATATCTGTTCTGCAACAGGGGTATCTGAATTTACATCGATCTGCCCGAAGTAGAAGTTTCCTCCTTTTTCGGTCAATGCTTTAAAGGTTTCATTTTTGTCGAACTCGGTACGGGCAGCCTGTGTTTTTGACTCGGTTACTTTTCCTTCCTTCATTCCTTTGATATCATCCATCAGGGTCTTTGCCCAAGAAGGGACATCGTCTGCTGGTGGTACTGGTGGAATAGCGGCTGGAGGTGTAGTTGTGTCTGCTGGCGCTGGTGCTGGCTTCGCTTTTGCTTTGTTCTCAGCGGCTACCAAGCGGTGTTCGTCTTTGACCATATCGTCAAATGGGTACACATCATTGGCATCGTTGAGAATTAGGTCAATGGCCGAATCCTCTGCATCGTCAGCTAGTTTCTTGTTAAGTCTTGCCGTAATTTCGTCAAGCCTTTTTGTGGACAAGTCAGCTTTAAAGAGTTCTTTAAATCTGCCTTTTATCCTTGTTACTTCTACAGGCATAAGTTATTTTGATTAAGTTAAAGGTGAATAATGCTTCAAAGTTATATAAAATTTTCTTAAACAATAGATTTTTTTTATAATAATTGTTTTATTGATAGATTTTTGTTATGGAATTAAAAAAGTTCTTTGCCTTATTTCAGAAGGATAAGCTCCCGTCGCCGATGACCTTTTGCGGGATTAGGCTTTGTTCTGGTCATCACTTACATCTACAATAAACACAACCGCTGATACGGTTTATAATAAAAGGCACGAACTTCTATCGACAATTTTAGGTGTACTATTATTCTACCTATCGTTAACTTGTTTATTACGTTTATCTTCAATTCAAAGAACTTTTATTTATTTCAGTTGTAAAGGATTACTTTACAACTGAATCATCTACTTTTTTCGGGTCAATGGTCGGGTCTATAACGGTGTCAGCTACCACAGGTTCTAAGCTCACTTTTGCTTCTTCCTGAATCTGATTCCATTCTTTTTGAACGTCCTCAGCCAACCCAATGTTCTTGATAGCCTCCTGCTTGCTCATTATTTTAGAGTTCACCGCAGCTACATAAGTGATAATATCTTCGTTGATTTCACTTGGCAATATAGAGTTGAACTTAATATCGAAAAAGGTTTCGTTGGCCTCTTTTTTCAATCCAGTGCCAGTAGTGGTGACTATTCCAGAAATAAACACGTTGATCATACGCTCGATAGCGGTTCGGTTTTCTCCTTCGTTCATCTTGGACTTTATTATGGCGTCCATAAACATCAGGCGTATAGCTTTTCCTGAAATATCCCCTATTCCCTTCAAATTCTCTAAAGACAAATCAGGCGTTGAAGTAAGTGAATAAATATATTTCTCCAATCGTTCGAGTTCGAGTTTTACCGCTTCCGGGGCATTGTCGTGCGTTAAGAATTTGGCGTCACCGTGGACTGCTTTACCTGAATTTGGGTCAACCTTCATGTCGAATTTCAAGGCTTTTCCATCGGCGTCCTTGCTCGGTAAACTGCCCACTTCACCGTATAACATCAACATTGGGTGTCCTGAATAATCATTGGCCGCTGCGAGTTTGCTCATTGCCACTTCAATTCTGTCTATCATAAGTTCAGCCTCGTACCATTCTGGATTGTCTTGATTTAGATATACGATAGGGATCTTGTTGAAGCCATGGTCTTTTTTATCTATGAAGCCCATAGAACCCGAATCGCTGTCGTCGGAAAACTTGTAGATTTTGGTATCGGTATAGATCCAGATATGGTTTACCTTGTCAGCATCCTCGGTGACGAATTGCCACGCAAAGGCTTTCATATCACCAGATCCGTCATTTATCGGGGTCATTACCCCATCTTTATTTTGTAAAAGATCAACCTTGATTTCTTTTTTGGCATTGATACCAATCATTTTGTTGAACATCGAGTTTTTGTCAATGTCCTTTGTATAAAACAATATGGCACATTGCAACTCTGATTTCTTTAAAGTGATGGCTTTTTGGATCAGGGTGTCCATACGGTTCACTTTCCATAATCTGTAAACCTCCCGGGTTAGATTGTTTTCTTTCCTTGATTTGTTCTCACTTGCTGAATTTATAAAAGGAATGATAGTCACTGGCTCCCCGACCTCAAAGGCAGTTCCTGTACGCACGATTTTGTTTATCATGGGTATTGGAACTCGAACCGCATCGATTATCTTGCTATTACCTTTTTCCCCTACTTCTTTGTCTTTCTGAACAAGTCCTATTTGGGTAGGGCGGTTGGATCGGTAGGTTTCGTTGTATTCCCTTCGGATATCCTTGATCCTGTTTACATAGGCCGTGTCCACATCAAATTTCTCGAGTGCTTTTGTGGGGTCTGAGGATTTAAGTAAATCTAGTAGTTCCATAGTTTAGTTGATTGAGGGTGCTTTTTTGTAGTGTTGTCCCAAAGAGTAGCCGAGTTTCTTTTTTGACTTGATGTATTTTTTGAGGTATTTTTTGGTGTAGGCTTCTTGGGTGATTGGTTTCTGTCCAGTGAAAATGAATTTTAAAATCAGGTACAGGTTGCGAAGGCGTCTTTTCATAATCGAGGGGTTTACCAGTTAATACCGAGTTCTGCAAGTGTTTTCTTGGTTGTGTAAATTAAAGGCGAGGTGTGGAAAATATCGAAATACACCCTCATGAAGAGCGCATCCCTGTAATCAGGCGATCGTCCAATGTCTTGTTTTATTTCTGATTTCGGTTTGCAGTCCAGTTTCCCGTAATCACTCAACCGTGATTGTATTTGGTCTAGTTCTGCTCTTATTTCCTCCTTGTTATCAGGCGTTAAATCACAATCAATCCAAAGCCCACCTTCGTTTATCTTATCAGCCAAATGATATAAACACTGTACTTGCAGATTTCGGTAGTTTGGCATATCGCCATTCTCTTTTATAGCTGATGCGTTGTTTATAAATGGAAGGGCTCCTGTTTCATCTACGATTGATCCTCCTATACCATCAGCATCTACTACGATATGATTCTTTGGTATTTGGTACTTTCTCCTGAATAAGTTTATCGTATAAGATATCTCCGTGGTAGCACTTGTGTCATAGGTTTTAATGTCGATAACCCTCCATCCTTTCCAAACCAAAATAACCGCTTTATCAGAACCCATTCTGGCAATATCGGCGGTGATGTAATGAATGTCTTTTTCGTTGCCGACGTGATCGTTGTCAAATATCTGCTCGATCATCTGGTAGTCGCATAACGCATTTGGGTTTTCTTCGTAGTCCCAATTACCTTTAAATAGGCGCTCATAAAGTTGTTTATTCTTTTCGCCCATCCTGCGTAGTTTATCCACGTATTCCGGCTCAATGAACGGATTGTCAGTAACAAGCGAAGGCACGTAACATAAATTAGACGGTAAAGTGCCTCGTTTCCAAGGATCGTAAAAACGTGTTTTAACCCAATTCTTTTTTGGGTTGGTGGTCATTAGAATTGTGCCTTTCACCTTGTATTTTGAGTTCAGGTGACGCCCGACCCTTGATGATATAACGTTAATTCCCATTTCATTTTGCTCCGAAAGTTCCTCAGCCCATCCTCCCGTATATTCAGTGGATCCCAAATCTTCATACATAGGGTCGGATGGTTTGTATTTTAATTCTATAAAGTTGATATGGGAGGTGTTCCCTATTTGTATAAAACTCTTTACAGCATTATACTTCCAGTCGGTGAACCCGTAGTATCTACACACCTTACTCCAAGTCACCAAAACAGAATCAACAATATCTTTCAATTCGTTACGGGAAACAAACCATCGGGTTCCAGGGTAGTTGATACACATAAATAAAAGCCATACGCATCCAGCCCAACTCTTTCCATTACCTGCTGAACCACCCGCTAGAATTTCTTCGTATTGGTTAGACCAAAGTGCTTGCAGTACTTCCCTCATTTTATGGTGTTCTACATCTTCCCCAGCATCGTTCTTTCCTTTGACCACAAAATCAAAATCGCCCTTTCTAAAAAGTTCTGCACGGATATCGATAGGTCTTAAACCATCTACGATTGTACTTAACTGTTTTGATGATTCACTCATAAACTTACTCCTTCTTGGTTAACGCCTTTTTCAATCCTTACGAAAGGCAAATTTTTAACCCTAATTCCTTTGAGTTGTTTTTCCAAACGACCAACTCCTACACAATGGGCGCGTGCTGCCTCAGCAATAGACTCATAGAATATTCCGGTTTCTTCATTCATCACCATCCATTTAACGGCGTTGAAACCAGTTTTTTGTTTCTTGTTGGTATTTTTGCATAGACCGCTTTGAAATGCGTGGATCATATTTTCTGAACGCGTGCAGTATTCAAGATTGCTTACTGAATTATTGGACTTATCGCCGTCAATGTGATTGATGTCGTTTTTCAAGGGTCTTTCTCCGATAAATGCGTGAGCCACGACAATATGAACCATGGTCTTTTTGCATTTGCCGTCTTTATATAAGGAAATAGGACAATACCCAAATGTGCTTTGGTATTTAGCCATCATCTTTCCTTTCATATTCATATCTCCCTGCCCGTTACGAACAACAATTCTATCGCAACTTTGAACCCTTCCAAGATTGGAAACTTGGTAGAATCCCTCAAAATCAACAACGTCTTTCCAAATTTCAGTTTCCATAGTGTAAATGTATCAATAATTCTTTAACAATAGATTTTATTTATAGTAGAATTGCGTTTTTGGGTAGAATATGATACCTATCTTGTATCTGGCAAGTGATTTTTAGGCACAAAAAAAACCCGTAAGAACCTTAAACTTACGGGCTAGAAACCTTAGAAATATGAAAGTAAAACATCAAGAGGTCAAATATAGGGATTATTTTTGAGAGTAAATTTATTGTTTCTGTTTCAACGAAGGCTCCACGAACATTTCCATTAAATATTCCTTGATGTGAGGTTCCTGTTTTATGGAGAAACACTCTCCAGAGATGAATATATTGATCAGTTCTCCCAATTCTGTTTTGTTAGGGATGTACCAGCAGTCTATTTTTTCGGCATTGAAGTAGAAGTCCCTAAATTCTTCATCTTCATCATTGTCATCGGTGTAGGTAACGAGTTTTGCTTTTATTTTCATTGGGCTACTTTTTACGTTTCTTTTTCTTCGGCTGCAAATTCGTCTTGCGTTTCGGCTCGACATAACCGCTATGAAGTCTTTCTTGTTCCTGCTTATATTCTTCGATGGTCATTGGGGTTGTTGGACTCATAATTTAGTTTGCTAGTTTTAGGTCAATGTTTAAAAATCACGATCTTCATCCTCTGGGTTTAGGTCAACTTCCAAATTACAGATCAGGTCATCCATAAAAGAAGCGTATTCATCGTCGGATAGTTCGTTTACATGTTCTATAATGTGGTTGGTTGCGTGGCGCATTTTTCCTGTCATTGGGCGGATTTTAGGTAGTTGAAAACAATGTGGTGTTCGTTGGTCTTGACAATCTCGGCATTGAATTTCCAACGATTTGTTTTGTTTAACCAATCGATTGTTTTGTGCATCAGGATCAGTTTCATTGGTCGAAATATTCAAGTTGGATTTTGAACAAATCCGCTTTCTGGGTTTCAGAAACATATCCAGAGTAGTAGGAAAGCAGTTCGATGGCGTCGTTTATGGCAGAGGTGCGCATATCAGCCTTGTTCTTGTAGCCTTCGGTGGATCGATAAGTGATGTTGGCGCTTCTGACTATTCGAATTTGGTGGTCGCCAGAGCTGTCCTTTAGTTCGGTTAAGCCTTCAGGGTATCGTGATTTTTTGCTCATTGTGAGGGGATTTATCCAATAAATTTAGTGTTAATTTATGATAAAAAGGTTTTATCTGATATAAAAGTGATAAATAAAGGCCGCGAGTAAGGCTATTCCTGTAAATATCATCAAATAATTGACAGAACGGTTGCGCTCTAATCGCTCAACTTCATTATCGTATTCGATGCATTTGTTGGAGAGGATTTCGATTTCCTCTAATTGTCGTTTGCTTTCTTGCTCGTAGTGTTTTTCAGTGGCCGAAACCGCTTTCTCAACTTCGGCATCGAAATCCCGCTCAATGGCGAGCAGTTTATGGTATTTGTTCAGGGGTAAATTGGATATGATTGCTCTATTTTCCATTTTGTTCGAGTTTTATGTTATTTTCAGTTGCCCATTTCTGCAATTCCTTTCTATCGTTTTCACGTACCAAAAATTCAGCTTTTTGTATTTTGTAGTGTTTTATTCTTGCAAGAAGTTCTTTTCTCATATCATCTAATCCCACTTTATCGTATTGGTCATTTCGGTAGGTCAATAATTGGCGAACTTGCAACTCTAGCATCTTTGGTAATTTGTTATTTTCCATTTTTAGAGGGTTTTAGTATTGTTATTAAATAATTTCCAGGTTCGGTTTCTTCAAACTTGGCATCGACCTGTTTACCGTTTTCTGTATAGATAAAGTCGTCCGAGTGCAAGCCTTCAATGCAAAGTTTATCACCTGTTTTCATAATTTTGATTGTTTAAGTTTTAATTCGTATTCGGTTTCTGTTTCCTCTGCGGTCATATCGTAGCAAAACGCTTTTAAACTTAGGAGGTTCTTCTTTATATGGGGGTCTGATTCCATTATTTCCAACCAGCTTCGTTTCATTGGGGGATATTTGGTTTTTTAGGTTCAATATGCCCTAATTTTTTTGCTTGTTTCGGGTCAATGTCTATCATTCTGTTCATTAACCGATGGTCAATACCTCTATAAACGGCAATTTCTCCATTCATGATGATAATGTCCTTCCATATTCCGTTTTCCTTGGCGAATTTGACTTGCTTGTCGAATATTTCTTTGTCTGTCATTGGGCGGGGTCTAGGTTTTCCATGATGATTTGTTTCGGTAGAAAATCATAACAATAATAACTGCTCGAAAAAGTGATTTTGTTGTTGTCGTCATATTTCATCCTTTTGTCGAACATCAACAACTGCAAATCCTTTTCCTTGAATAATTGTTTAGGCGCGGAATCATTGAGCCACGTATTGCTCATTATCAAAGCGAATGGGCGTCCGAATGAAAGTGCACGCTCGAATATCTTCCTTTTAGCGGTGAACGGCGGGTTCGATATGATAACGTCCCAAGGCTCGTTTGGCTCAAAGCGGTAGAAATCCTCTCCGTTGTCTATGTGGGAGAAAATAACCTTGTTGGTCTTGCTTATTTCCTTTACGAACTCGCTTTCTTCCGTATCAAAGGGACACCATACTACCGCATTTTCGGGGATGTACTTCAAAATGGGGATTACCCCATAATTAGGCGTGTAACATTCGTCGTTCTTTCCTTTTGGGTAGAGTATTTTTCTTGAATCCATAGTTTTCATTGGGCGGAATTAACTTGTTTAAGTTCCATCTTAGAGATGAGTTCTTTGGCAAGTCTTGTGGTTGCCTCGAAAAAGCAATACCTGTCCGTTTGGTAGCCCAAGAAATACCCATTGTTCTCGGTCAATGTCAATAATGTGTAATCGTCGTTGTATTCCACGATCCATTGTTCTTTTATTTTCATTGGGCGTAAAACTCAAGTTCTACTTCCGATATATCCAAAAATAGGTTTTGTAATTTATGGACAAATCCTACTTTCTTCATCGGCATTTCCTGTGTTTCATCCACATTTAAATTTACAAATGAAAACCAAAATCCATCCAATCCTTTATAATTAAGAGTGACACTGTACCAAATATCATTGATTACAATCCTGTAATGGTTCAATGGTTCGTAATATTCAAATCCTAACTTTGGCAACCAATCCTCGGTCAATGCTACGGGTTTGGCGCATTTTAGTAATACTGGATTTTCTACATCTTGTATGTAGAGGTAATTAAGATTTCTAATTCCGTCTACAATTACTATTTTGTCATTAACTTCCACTAAATTCCCAATCCTAAATTCTTCTATTTTCATTCCCCTTCGTATTTAGTAACATCAATATACCTATCGCTCATCTGTCCTACACGTACTCCAAGTGCAAAAGCCTTCATCCAGGAGGGAATGTGCATCTTTAATTTGTTCTTCGTGGTCATTGTCCGAAAACTCCCGTAGGTAATCCCTATTTCCTTTGAAAATACCTTTTGTGGGATGTTTAGCGTAGATAGCATGTCTTTGAAATTGCTCATAATCTATGTGTTTTTAGTCTGTTGTGTGTAATAGTAATAAATAATTCAGTGCCCATATCGAGGTGCAAATCCATCCACTCACTATATCCCATTCGCCCCAATGATCATACATAAGAACAATAGATATAGAAATACCTAACAATGATGTGATTGACCCGAATAATTTGTAGAAATCCATACTTTACTTCTTTAGGTAGTTGAACAGTTGTTTGGTCTGCGCTTTGGAAACCTTTATTTTCTCTCCGTCCACTTTTAGGTTGAACGAGGTGATGTTGATAGATTCCATACTCATAATGAAATCTTTATCCACGCAAAAGCATCCGTATTCTATATAACCACCTCCATTATCTACTCCTTGATAGCCGTTTATCTCGGGAAGGGTGTTTTGAGTGATTATTGTTGCCCAATTTCCGTCTGAAAATATCAAGCCATATCCTGAACCACAAAAAATTTCGTTTGATTTTACATAAATTTTAACCGTATCACCTTTGAAAACAATTGCTTCTTTACTGTTTTTAGATGCCGAATAAAACTTCACTCCGTTTTTATACCCTTTTTTAATTACCTCAGCAGCGAAGGCGGTTTCAACTTCTTTATTAGTGGCGGGAATCAAGCCTTTGTTATTTTTCCAAGTCCATCTTTCACCATTCCAACCATCTTCCCAATGAAAACCGTAGCAAGCATTTCCTTTCTGATAGCAAAACAACGAGCCTTTAGGTGATTTATACCATTTCCCTACTTCCAATGCCACTTCTTCTTTATAGACATGGGTAAAGAACAAATCTAAGATTCCTAATTTCTTTAATTTTTCTATCGGAATACAATCGGCAGGGAAGGTGCTTTCTAATCTCCAATATTTGCCTGAGTGAAGAAGTCCTACTATTTTATTTACGGCTTCTTTATGATTTTCATTGGTCAGTTTGTACTTGATGATCTCTTTGTTCATAGTGTTGGGAGTTTTTGATTTAAGTATTTCTAAAGTTTCGTTTGCTTCTTCTCGCAGTGTTTCTGCCCATCCTTTGAATATAACATCTACCTTGATATCTGTTTTAGGAATGACATTTATTCTAGGCTTTCCTAATTTTGGTATTTCCCCAAGAGTTCTTTTTTTAAGTGGCAATACCTCGTCCATAGGGTCTTTTATTTTAGGCATTGGGTGGATGTTCCCTTTTTTATCTACCATAACCTCGGGTCTTTCGTCACTGCATCTTGCTTTGACCTCTCCGCCCATCCATTCGTATTTATGAGGGTTTACATATTCAAGGCGTATTCCTGATTTTAATCCTGCAAGGCATAAATCAGGTGTCAGGGTAAAGTCTGGTATTGGGGTAAAGTCTGGAAATGTAAATGATCTACGAATGGCATTTTCAAGTTTTTCATGTACGCTTTCTACTGCCCATCTTCGCATCAGGTTCTTGGCTTTTTCCCTACGCCCTTTTCCTTCTAATTTATCGTAATCGTGCGCGGTAATTCCTGTACAAATAAATTCCTTAAGCTCTTTCTTGCCCATTGAGCGGAACTTGCCCAATGTCAATAATTCTTCTAAGCTGGTGTAGTCTTTCATAGTCTTTAGTCTAAAGGGGTTTCAAGTATTGATTGTTTATGTTCATCCCATTCTGGTTGAACATCTGCATCAGCATAAACGCCTGACGTTAATTTCCCGTATGAATTTTTGTAAAACAAACTAGGTGTTTTTTCCGAAGCTTCTTTTAAGGCTGTTTCCCATACTGATCTTAGAAGATTATCAATATCAAAATGGATTTCTTCGTCTGCTTCAAAAGTTGACCAATCATCTGAGCCTTGTTCTTTCGCGTATTCTTCTTTTATTTTCTGTAATGTCATAGTGTCTAATATTAAGGTTTGGTTAGTTGTCGAAATAGTTTATGTCCTCACGGTATTGTTTTTCCAAGTCAGCTTTCACGACCTCCATTATCTTCTTGAATAATTCGGGGTCTATATCCTCTGAAATTCCCCTATAATGGATATGCTCTAATCTGCCTACCTTGTATTTGAGGTCGATTTTCAGGTCGATGCTCCCCGCTGCGTTTATTAATTTTGTTATTCCGTTCATAGTTATTTAAGGTTAAAGTTCTCTCGCTTTTAGCATTGCATCTGCAATATCATAGCTATCTTTCGCTATTCGGTGAGTGTAAATAATATCTTCTTGCCCACTAAAAGTTGAACATATTCCTTGCATTGCCTTGGCTGCGAAGTAATCCCTTAAACTCATTCCTGATGGGTGATCTTCTTCTCGCATATTACCCCTCTCTATTGCGTAGCTTGCTAATGGAAATGCGTTAGGGTTTTTTGGTGTACTCATATCATTTTCCTTTTAAGGTTCCCCCAAAGATACACAAAAGTACATTGTGATTGACAAAGTCAAGAGGTTTATTTTATATGATGGGGAAATTAACTAAGGAAGCGGCTTAATAAAGGATTCTGCCACAACCTTAACTAAGAGAAGTACTATTTGATTTTATTCTAATAAATATCGGTCATTGACCCGAAACCCGCTGTTCGTAAGGGCTGCTTATTTGATGGTTATTTGATTCCCGCCCAATGCAAAAAGAAAACCACCCTAATTAAAGAGTGGTAATGTAAAATACAACTAACAAAAAGTTTTGTATTTGTAAAATATATTTAATGTTATGAGTGTTTTAGCAGGTGTAAGGGTTATGCATAAGGATAATTCGTTTTATCTGAACCGCAAGTGCTACAATAACCACTCGTTATTATATCTGCATTGTGAGATATAAGATCGCAAGACAATTCATTAAGTGGTGGTTCGGGCAATGGCATCCAATGGGTAACTTCATCGTCGTATTCCCATTCCATATCCACAAGGCTGTAGAACCCATCTACATCCATAGACCCGCCCCCGAAGTAATGGTGGCATCCAAACACAAACCCGTCCTTATCGCAGGTTATAAATACATTTGGATCGTTCGGCTTGTCCTCTGGTAATCGGTCGTTTACTGATATCCATTCCATAGTTATAGTTTGTTTATAATTTGCTAAATGCTTTTACATTGCGTTCTGCTTCCTCGGCAGTTGCCCCAAATTTGCTCAGTGCCTTTGCGACCTCGAGAATCCTGTCGTGTGATTCCTCGGCGGTAATTGGCTCTTTGGTGATGCGATCGTAGTATATGGGTTCTTTGCTCATAGTTTAGAATAATGTTCGGTAAGTTGGTAAATCCTAAAATCGATCATCTCATTAATCTTCTTGATGCTCGGGTCGTTCTGCTCGGTGAACCATACCGTTTCCTCTTTCCCCTCCTGCAATATAATAGTGGGCGTTGCAAGCGAATATATATTGACCTTCTGAGCGGTTAGATATTGCAACTGCCTATCCTCTGCAATGGCTCTCTTTAATTCTTTTCCTGATGTATCTTCCATAGTTCTTGATTGTGTTTTGATTCCTTATTTAGTTAATTCCCGCCCCTTGTTCCGCGCAACCCGAGTACCACAATATAACCAACTCGTTGGTCGATTTTTTTTCGGGGTTTTCACAGGTTGACATTCATCAGTGGCCTGGATCAGTTGAACCATTTGACCATTGTATTCCCTGTATATCCTTTTTCCCATACATACCAAGCATAACAATTCGCTGATGGCTTGTCGTATTTCTCGAAGTCGCCACCTTTAGCCAACCTCAATCTCGAACTGCTCACATACACATATTTTGGTGGGTTTCTCTTTAAAAAAGGTTTGCGCTTTTTGCCCTCCAAAAACTGTATTCTCATAAGCATTACAACCTTGCTTCCTTCATCCACACTATCCAACGAATGTTGGCAGAACTTCTGTGCATCCCCGTAAGGTGGGTTGGTGAGAATGTCGCCGTCCCAAATATCACTCCTGAAATAGAAATCAAGCTCTCTCGCATCCTCATAACCTCGATCTATCACATCACTTGCTTGACCTAATAAGCCTCTTTCCTTTAAAACCTTAGCCAAATGACCTTCGCCACAAGCACACTCCCATACATTCCTTAATTCAATCCCGCTTTCATCTAAGAATTTCTCTAAAGCGATCGGATCAGTAGCGTAAAAATCATTCACTTCCCTACTTTCTAATGCGTGAGCCGAAGCCCCTAATGTTCTAAAATCTCCTTTACTCATATTATAGGTTTTAATTAATGTCAACCCAAATGTACTACTTTATTCCTAAAGTCAACTCCCTTTTCCTATTTTCTTCCCGAAATTTTTTGGAGAAGCCTTTTTTAGAAAAGTCAACTTGGTGAATCTTTTGGAAAGTCAAATTGAAAAATTAAAAAGTCATTCTGACAAAGTGTTTCAGGGAAAAATTATTATATACAGTGGAATACTCCCATCTGCCCTGTGGCTGTAGGGGGTGTGCCCTCCTATCTATGCCAGTCGATAGCTTCTTGTTATGGGGTTATGGCCTTGTTATGTGGATCACTATAGCATCATAGACCTGTTATATGATAAGGCAGTAATACCAAGGGATTGCAGTATATTTTAAGCTATAGATTAAGCCTATTTATACTTTGTGCTATAACTTATATTATGTCAAATAGAACTTCATACTATAGGCATCCTCTATTGATAGGTTGGGTTAGTGCTATCGTCGCTTAGAACGGCTTAAACTGGCTTTAATTTAAGCTATCAATTCTCCGCCAATGTTCAAAGGTTTAATTATTTTCAATACTATTTTGCTCTATTGTAGCGAGCAATGTGTTAAGTGTATCAGGGCTTGAATTCTTTAGTACGTTCAGGATATTGACTTTAGTAGCTTTTTGATCATTGTCTATTGAGTACATGCCTCGAAGCTTCGCAACCTCTTGCATCGCTCCCATGCTTGGCTTTAGCTTTACCTTTATCGTTGTCCCGGCTGGGTTGCCGTGCTTATCTACATGCTCGGTCATCTCATAGCTCTGTATCGTTCGCCTTATCTCTGCTGGTAGCTCCTTTATCTCCTGGGGTGTAAGTTCAATGAATCGCGTGATGTCACTGAATGCCCATTGTATAAGCTCCCTTTGTATATGCTCGCTCTTTATATCAGTCATAGCGCTGAGCCTTGTTTGGTGTTCCTCTATGTAAGCCTTGTTATGTGGACTGTTTTTAATTGCGTTCCACACAGTGGCCGAGCTGCTATTACTTAGATGTGGTCTGTACTCCTGGACTGCTAATGGACCACTGAATCCGTTTGAGTAGAATTGCCCTATTATATCGCGGTGCTCTTGAATTACTTCCGGTGTTCGCCTGGTGGGTAATTTGTCCTTCTTTGGGGTCTTTTTATAGGTAGATTTTTTCTTTGTCATGGTTTGAGTTATTTGGTTTAACTGATTCCGGCCAATGTTCAGGGGTTAATTTAAGCCTGTTTTAGCCCTTTATTACATTATTATTAGTTTTTAGCCTGTTTTATTGCATTCCGTTTGTCTTGGCTCGGAGGCTCATTACGAATAATGTAATTTTATAGGCTGTTTTTTAGTCAAGTTGGGTAATTATTTAAATTATTTTTTTGTGTGTATGGCAGATTTTTACTACAATTTTACTAATATTCGTTAGATTAAGCATTTTACAGTTGTTTAAGTCTTAATTAAGTTATTTAGTTAGTGTTGGAATAGTCTTAACTATGCTTTGTTTCCCTGCTTCGCTGGTTCTGTTCCCTTTACTGTTTACTTGCTTCTCTTTCTATTATCATTGGCCGGGGATCGCTGTAATAAGCTGCAATTGCTTCGAGTCTTAATAGTTGTTAGCTGCATCGGGTTTAATTAATTAGTTGCTTTTTTTTATGATCTTAATACTTTAATTCCTTTGTCTTGCTTCCTTTGCTTTACTGCTCTCTTTCCCTTCTTTGCATTGGCGCGGATCGCATATAATTACTTTAATTTCCATCTTTCCAGATTTTGCAACCATTACACAAATTTAGTATTATTTATTTAGGAATTTAATTTTATTGTTATTTCCCTTTGTTTATAGGGCTTTCAAGCTGTTTCTAATATTATGCTTATATTCGTTTTACTATTATTAATACTTTCAATGTTAAACTTTTGTTAAGCTTTACCTTAATATGTTTGCAATGTTAGGATTACTGTACATTTTAGATTACATTTACGGAGTCAATAAGGGAAAGCATTTTAATACTCTCTTATTAATAAGGAAGGTTTTACCTGAAAGCTGCGAAGCTTGGAAATTTTAACAACTTTATTAAGTTTTCTTTGAAATTTCGGAAATAGATTAAAGCAATTTAACGCCTTAATCGACTGCTACAGTTACAGGTCGCAGGTTTTGAGTTTAGCCACACTATTTTAAGATAGTTCGGAACTCCACGCATAAACAAAGTAACAATTTAATTAACGGTCTGCAAAGGTTAGCAGTTTACAAAGGTTCGATTCCTTTACCGTTATCAACTGCAATATTGCAGGAAATTACAATATATTTAATTATGGAAATTACAACTTCTGAAGCTTTAAAGCTTTATACTATCGCTGAATCAAGAGTAAAGAAGCTTAATACTAATTTAGGTTTAATTGAATCGGTTGAAATGATTGAAAACGGTTTAATAGCTTTACATGGCATTAAGAGAACAGGTTTAATACTTGATCTTGTTTTTGAATCCATGTATGGAAATGAATAACCTTACTTGTTTACTACTAACTTTTAAACTTTTCAATTATGAATGTATATCTACTTACTTTAATTATCTCATCAGTGTTTTTCTTGGTCGTTGCTGCTCTTATTAATTCAGCTCTTCTTTTTACATTGGCCGCGCTCTTGCTGCTATTGTCTTTAGCAATTACCTTATTAACAAACAAATTTTAATTTTAACCTTATAACCTTATAACATCATGAAAAATTTAGGACTTTTAACCGTTATTGCAATAGTGTTATTTTTAACCTATGCATTTTTAACTTTTGATCTTTCCCGCTTGGCTTTGTAGCATTGGCGCGAAATTTAATAAACTAAACTTTTAACTCTTAATCTTAATATCATGAAAATATTAATAGATTTTTATTCCTTAACTAATTGTTACGAGTTATGGGATTTAGATAATGATTGTAAATATAATTGCCGCGAATTTAAGAGCCTTAAAGCTGCGGAAAATTTTTGTAAAAGAAATAATCTTTCTTTTAAATTTGGCGTTGAGTGCGACGGCTAAAAATAACTTTTTAACTTTTAAATTTATCATAATGAAATACCCTTTAAAACAGTATCAAGAATTAACCGCAGTTTTAAAACAGTTAGCGGTTTGTATAGACCTTAGGACAATTAACCCAAGCGCGTTGCATTTTATAGCTTTTCAGCAATGTAGCGAAGGACAGAAACACAATTGGTTTATGGCAAAAGGAAACGAACTTAAAAAAGCCTATAAATTAGAAAATTTAGAAGGTTGGGTTAAGTGGATTGAAAACACGAACCCTGATTTTTTATTATATCCTGAAGGCTGCAATGATAACCACATAGAAACCGCAATAAAAAAAGCAATGAAAGAACTATACTAACAATTTTCGGCCAATGTTCAACAATAAAAAAACCTTAAAAATGAGCAAAAAAATATATTCAACCGATAAAAACCTAAACTTTGGCAAAAGAAAAAGGATCATAAAACCCACAATTGAAACAAAAATAAACCGACTCAGGGCAAAAATGCCTGTCTGGGATGCAATAACCTTTGACTGTAAAATGGCGCAAAAATACGGGCTTCAAATAGCCTAAAAAACTACTTTAAAACTCAATTAACAATTTAAAAATAAACATCATGAAAACCTTTAAAAAAATATCAGATTTAGAAATTACCGATTTTTTAACCTTAAACAGGTTTACAGAATCCTACAGGGGAATAAAACAAAGTGAGGGAGACTATAACCCATATTTGAGCCCGCGCGCTATTGATTTAAAAATACAACCCGATTATATAATAAATGACGCTATTCAGGACTTAAATATAATTTCTGAACGGGTTGTAAATTTTAACGCTCGCAAAGGTGCGCGGGTTGGGGATTATATAAGCCTGCCGGACGGTCAAATGGTTATTATCTCCCACAATTGGAACGAAAACCAAGTGCAAACAAGCGGCGGCGGATCAATGCATATGGGGCAAAGTGGTTTTTTAAGTTTCTCCGGTGGGATGGATAGCGGCTTAAAAGAAACTGATTTAATACCGACAAAAGAAACAAAAAAAGGTACTATTTGGATTTTTCACGGTGGATTTAGCGGGGGCAATCGCGGGGTATATTCAAAAATAAACTTTAGAGTATTTAAAACAAGGCCGGGTGCGGATCTTTCGGGAATCCCACAAATATCGGCATTAAAAAAACAGAAATTAATTGAAAAAAGCGAAACAATTACCCGCATAAACGGAAACGGGAACGAATACACAATGCACATGCCCGAAATTATGATCGTGGAACCGCATGACAGTTACAAAGATAAATTTGTAAAATTCAATACCTTCACTTTAGCAGGGTTAAAATTTAAAATAACTCACTGGAACATTGCCGCATCTCAGCCAATGACAAGGAAACAAATTAATGACATGTTAAAAATGTATGCTTTTAAAGGTACATTTTACAACAATGCCAACAATAAAAACCAACTTTTTTTGGAAGCAACAACCCCGGACGACTTTAACAGAATCTTAGAATTAAAATAAAATTAATCAGGAGGTTAAAATCCCCCTTTAAACCTTACAAAATGAAAGTTAAAAAAGTGCATATTTCAACAATTAAAAGCGGTGATACCATTATTCATTTAGGGATAATTACAACCGTTTGCAATAACAATATTAAAGGCGGCGGTTTTATGGGTGTTTCTTTGTTTGGGGACTCCTACAATTTAGGCCGCCAATTAGTTGAAAAAGTAATAATTTAAAACCTTATAAAATGAAATACGCAATAGAACAATTAAGAAGAAACGCGGCAAATTACAATACCTCCAAACATTTAAAAGATTTGGCGAATGATTGTAAAAACGCGTCCAATTATCTTGAAGATAAAAAGTTTAATCATTTTACAGTCGGTTTTATGATCGCCGAATTAAGCGAAATAAAAGCGGCCATTGTTAGCGGCCTTAATGGATGGGGCGACAATTACCCGGAACAGAAAAAACGCCAGGAGAAGAAGTTAAAAGAAGTAACCGAAGCGATTGAAAAACTTAAAAATTACTAAAATGAAAACTACAATACACTCAAACGGGTCAAAATGGAACGGGCAAGAACCTGACTCAATCGACTTTTTAATAAATGAAAGACTGAATAAATACACAATAGAAGAACGGTTTTTTTCATTTTACGAAGAAACAACAAAAGAAAAGGGAAAAACAAAAGTTAATTTTTGCCCTATCACAGAAAAAGAAACGCACGTTAATTTCTTCGGTAATTTCGAGGAATATAGTCATGTATTTAGAATTGATACGGACGATCCTGAAATAATCAAAAAACTAACTCAGGCCATTAAAAACAATAAAGGATGGCTAAAATATTATAATAAAAACCTATTAAAATAAAACATCATGGAAGCTGAAATATTAGAACAAGAAGAAGCGCAAATTTTTGAAAGTTTGGAAGATCTGGATTTTAAAATTGACTGCCTGAAGGATAAACTTTTAAAGATCAACAAGGCATCAAATTTTACGGACTCCCTTAACGATAGTTTTTACATGGGGCGCGTTGGATTTATGGGTAAAAAAGCGAACGCGAAGAAGGAAAGAGAACTAAATAAATTTATCGACTCCTGCAATAGCGAGCGAAAAATAAACGCGGAAATTTCAACCCTTGAAAAACGAATTTCTAAATTAAAAACAGGCTATTATTTGATCAGGAAAAATAACTTATTGGTTGATTCCTATAAATGCCTAACAGAAAAACGCGAAGCATTTGAAACGATTTTAAAAAGCAATTTGCTGAAAGGAAAACCATTAACGGAAGAAAATAAAAGCATTGTTAAGGACTTAAAAAGAGAAAACCTAGCAAAGATACGGAAAACAGAAAAACAATATAAAACAACACTTTTAACCGCTTAAAACCCTTAAAATCTCCGGTCTAATTCCTTGAAAACAAAGGAAGGTTTGAAAGTTGAACTTTTGACCGGAAACAACTTTAAAAATAAACATTAATTAAAAACCTTAAATTATGAAAACTCAAAAAATCCACATCTTTAAAAAATTGCAGTTTGGTACATTGGCTTTTGTTGCCTGTTACTTTGTTGCGCACTTGCTTTCTGCTTTGTTTTTTCTTTAGTCCGCTTATCATTGGCGGGAAACTGCCAAAACAACCTTAAAACCTATTAAAAACCTTTAAAATATACGATTATGGAAAATGTAAAATCAGCTCCGATAAATTACCCATGTGTTATGTTTGAGAAAAAAGACACTATAGGGATCAGCTTAACTGAAAAAGACTTAATGAAAAAATTTGCTCTAATAAATAATGTAGATGAGTATTTTACAAAAAAAGCAAGTTTTGAAAATCCTGTTATCTGCCATTATTACTCTGTAATAAATGAAGCGTTAAGAATAAACAAAATGCTATAAATAAAAAACCTTAAAAATTATTGTTATGTGGAAAATAAAAACCTTTAAAACCTTGAAAGAGTTAAACAGGTTTAAAGATGCAAATAAAAATAAATTTCAGATGGTAGAGGTATTTTTAAATAACTCTTTTGGACTGGATTGTAAAAAACTTAAAAAAATAACCTTTTAAAAACCTTAGAAAAAATGACCAAAAAAATATATTCCACCGATAAAAATTTGAATTACGGAAAAAGAAAGAGGATCATAAAAGCGACTGCCGAAATAAAAACGAACGCGTTAAAATCCACCTTTAGCACGTGGGAAAAAATCGTATTCGACTGTAAAATGGGGCAAAAATACGGCTTTCAACAGGCTTAAAACTGAATTAAAAACCTAAAAATACAAGGAAATGAAAACAATAATAATTTTAGCTTCCACGAAAAAAGAAGCCTTAGAAATTGCGAACAGGGAAACAGAAAAATTAGAGTTTCAGTCTGTTTATAAATACAGTAAAGGAAAAGGAAATAATTTTTATCAATTTGTAATAAACCCATAAAAATATGGATATCTCGGTAAAAAAAGGGCATTTGACCCAAACGGAAAAAACCCACATTAAGGCTATTTTAGACGCCAATTTAAAAAGTGGTAAGATAGGGCGAAAAACATATTTTCTGTCCTTAAAAAATGACTTGTACACCGTAAAAATACGCCAAATGGGGCGCGGGCTTGGCTTTATAGGTTCTGAATTAAAAGAAGAAACAAACACACACCAATTCACAATTTAAAAAATAAAATCATGGCAAATATAACAATAGAAAAAATCAGGCAATTACCTAAAGGTTTTCAAGAAAGCATTATTGAAAGAAGTCAGATAAAAGCGGCAATTTCAAACGCAAACCAGTTTAAAACCTATGCGAGATACTGCGCAAAAAAACACAAAGAATATCCCGGGCAATCCTGGGATATAGTTGGGGCAAATTCATTGATGCCTTATTATGAAAAACTTTTATCGGTTGAAGAATTGGCCAATAAATATAAAGAATTATGGGGCGAAAACTTTTATAAATGCAAGCTCCAATGCGAAAAAATACTATCAATTTAAAAACCCTTAAAAATGATCATAGATGCACAAATAAGAAGTTTACAGAACTTCGCAGACAACTTTGAATTGACCGTAAAATACTATCAATTTGATGATTTAAGAAAAAGAACAAAATTCATCCTTGTAAAAAATACCACTTCAATAACGCAACCTTTGAGTTATGAAGAAATGAATATTTTTTTACTGGGGATTAAAAGATGTAAGGAATTTAATATCTAAAATAAAAACCTCCCACCAATGAACAAAACAATTCAACATTTAAAAAATGGCGATTTTAAAACAGTAAACGCCGAAAATAAAAAGGAAATTATGAAAAGGAAATTTACAAAAGGTGATATGGTTGGGTGGAAATCCAATACTGAATTTACTAAAGAAAATAAAAACAAACCCGCGCAAAGAGTAATTGACTATAAAAAATGTATTGATGGCGAAGGGTGGGAATATAGAATAACAAATTGCATGGGATGGCAAATGCAGCACGAACTTGAAAACAGAATTTAAAAAACCTTAAAAAATGGAAGCACAAACAATCACAAACGCGATAAATTACGAACGTTTAAGGGAATTTGAAACCAAATTGCAAGGGGTTGAGTCTCTTTTGGTAGAAATGTACCCCGATGATTTTAAGGGGCAGAAAACCCTAGAAAAAAAGGTACGAAAAGCCCTGCAAACCGTTTGGGATATGCGAAGGGATTACGACGTTAAAAAACTAATGGAGAATAAAAAAGTACAAATTTAAAAAACCAAAAAATGGAAATCTTATCTGAAAAAATTAAAAAGAAATTCGACTACAACGGCATTGAATTAAAAATAGTGGAACGTGAGGAATACTATTTAAACTCAGGAGAAACAATGAAAATGATTCGAGTAATTGCACCAAGCGGGGGCGTGATCCCTGTAAAAATACGGCATAAACAAACCTTAAAAAGCATTATAGAAGATACTATTGAAACCCTTGATAATTTCAATAGTGTTGGTATGGATGTAAAAAACGAACTAACAAAAACAACGATTTAAAACAATAACCAATGGGAAATAAAAAAGGATTATTCAAAATGTTCACCAGCCTGTTCTCGGCCAATGAAACAAGTAAATTACCAACAGTAGAGGAAGCACTAAACAAATTAAAACGACGGGACGAAGCCGCAAAGGTACGCCAAAAACGAAATCAAGGACTCACACGGTACTTTTTCGATAAGAACCACCTTTGGGCTTTGAACGAAAAGAACGCCACGGAAAAAGCCTTAAAATTGGGATGGATCAAACCACTTAAAAAATAGTTATGAAAAAAATAGCAATTATAGGATGTTCAAATTTAGGAACTTCAATGATAAAAAAATTAGAAATGGAAAGGGGAATTAAAATCGTGGAAGCGGAAAAACAAAACCCTTTTGATCCTGAGCCAATGTTGTTTACAAATCCTTATGTGGATATAGCCGACAACTTATTGGACGAAAAAATAATAACCAAAAATTATTACCCGAACAAGGGTTCTAAATACCACAAATAAAAAGATGGACTTACGAGGAAATTCACGCAAAAACACATTGATAGCACTTGGCTGTCTTATTCTCTCGATGCTCGCTGGCATTGGCGGGATTCTACTGGTTATTTCTTAAAATAAAACGAACATTACTTGTATATTAATACAAAGTAAACTAAATTGGACACAAATTAGAAACTTAGATTATGAAAACACCTAAACAAATAAAAGCAGAAATCTTAAATTGCACAGAAGAAATAAATTTCCTAAAGAAAGAAGCTGAAAGAGGATATATAAATTACGATATTAAGATTGGACAAGTAGAAGTCAAGAGTTTAGCTTTACAATGGACACTAAAACCCGCCAAATGAAACCCGATAAAAAAAACGTCTTTGAAACGGTTTTCCAGCCTAAAATAAAAAAAATGAGCCAATGGTATTCAGATAAAATAAACGACGGAATAGGGAAATGGCTCAAAGCAACTGGAACAAATGAATAATTAAAACCTTAAAACCTTAGAAAATGAAAACAATAAAAATACAGGTAATGGAAACCACCACCACTAAAAAAGAAGTGGAATTTGAAATCCCTTGTTTCAGAAAAGATGGAGTGCGATATTATAAGGTGCTCGACGAAAATAAAGCTATTGAAGTAGTTTTATTTAAGGCGTATAATGATTATATCTTACAATCAAATACAGCCGAATCAGCTTTTAGGGACGGCTCAGAACCTTGCACCGAGGAAGAATTTAACACCGCTTTCGCCACTGCAATTAAAAACCTATCGATATGAAACACCACCGAACAGGAACAACGACCGTTGACCTTCAATTTGAAATGTGCGATGTATTAGAAATAGTGGTCGAGGAACTAAAAACCTTCAACAAAGACAACCCGGACGATGATGAACTGCGGGAAAAATACGAAGGAGTACAAAAACAACTCAACCAGGCACTTCGCAGTATCATAGAAATCGAAATGTTCAACCTAAGTAAAAAACGAAAGAAATGAGAACAATAAAATTCAGAGGAAAAAGAATTGACAATAGAGAATGGGTTTACGGTTTTTTAGTAAAAGACCCACAAGAAAAATATAGAATTTACTACCAACCATTTGAGGAGGCCACAAGTAATACATATCATTTTGTTGATCCTGAAACAGTAGGTCAGTACATAGGTAAAATTAAAACTGAACAAGAAATTTACATTAACGACCTCGTTCAACACGGTGAAACTGTCAGAATTGTTGAATATAGAAATGGAAATACTTGCTTAATTAGGCAAAATAAACAAGACTCTATTTTATTGTCTTTTTCAGAAAACCCTAAAAAAGTGGGGAACATTTTTGATAACCCAGAACTTTTAACACCTTAAAGCAATGAAACTCCACATAAAAATAAAAAACGGGCATTGGACGGTGAACGGTAAAAAATTTAACGAACTCGGTATGATGGAAACCGATTTTATGAACCGTTATTTTCAGGAGGTAAAACTGAATAATGAATTAAAAAAACTTTAAAAAATGGACTACTCAAACATCAAAACAAGTACCGCAATGAATAAGTCGGTTAAAGAACAATTATTGCTCAGGGATGACCACCTTTCCAAATACGCCGCAAAGCGAATTGAGGAATTAGAGATAGTTGCATCGCTAGCGTATGCAGCAATTAGGCATAATCCAGAACCATCTAGATCTGAATTAAATGCTTATTTTGAATTAGAAAAAAATATTTAATTATGAATTACGAAAACATCGACAATATTGTAGTGAGCAAAACACCATCAGACGATCAGTGGGTAGAATCTGCTGACCGAAATGGAAAACCAATGGCACAGGAGGAAATCAACGCCCTGACCAATGAACAGCATTATGAACTGATCCTCAAATCAAGGGGGATATTGCAATAACCTAAAACCTTTAATTATGAAATTATTTGAATTAAGACCAAGAAAAGATTTACTTAAAAACGACAACCCATGGGAGCCTTGGTACGATAAAACTTTTGGGTTTGTTGTTCGGGCAAAAACAGCCCAAAAAGCCAGAGAATATGCAGACGAGTACTCAAGTGAAGAAAATGATGGAGGTAAAAATCCTTGGTTACATGAAAAATATTCCACTTGTAATGAACTCACTAGAAACGGTGATGAATGTATAATTATGGCAGATACTCATTCCGCTTAACTAACAACTAAAAAAAAATAAAAAATGAACGTATATGTAGTAATAGATTTGGAACGCTTGGGAAAAGTAACCGACACCCCAAGTACTTACGGAAGTTTAAAAGAACTTGTTTCGGCCAATATCGAGGACAAAGGTAAAATCCTAACTTATTCAGGTCTATGGGAAAGGCTCTCTAAGAACTCAGATGTGCATTATTGGCGGAGCGAGAGGTACATCATAAAACAATGTGAGGTACAACGCAGTAAACAGAAAAACCCTAAAAAGTAAGATATGGCACGATTAGACAAAGAAAGGCAAGATAAATTAGAGCCTAAAAGGAAAGATTTAGCATTGGGCAGAATCAAGGAATTGGGATTAGAAATACTTTTAGTAACCGATTCGAGAATTGATTTTCTGTTCAATGACAATAAAATTTCTTACTATCCCTATTCAGGATGGCATACAGGAAAAGGAATTAGGGATGGTAGGGGATGGAGCAATTTAAAAAATCAATTAACAACTTAGAAATTATGAAAAATCCAGGATTAGCACATAAAATGCCAGACGGGAGTCTTTTCTTGACGTACAAAGGTCTTTTGGAATTAGCGGACAGAAGCGGTAAATTTAAAGAGCATTTTGTCACCGAGGTAAAAATAGATGATGAAGTTAAAGGGTTTCTTTCTTATTTTAAATTGATCAGTGGTGAGGAACAATATTTATTTATGACCGTTGCCGAGATTACTGATCGGGTCAATAAAACAAACAAATCCTTTAACGAAGGGAAAGGTGTTTGGGTAGATTACTTTAATATTATGGCTTCAAAAATGGTTCACAAAATGAATTTATTGAACCCCAAAAACAAATCACACGATATAATAATGAACGAATTAACAACTAAATAAAAATAATTATGGCAGACATTGTAAAAACAACATCAGTAAAAAGTATTCTGGAATCTGAAAATGTAAAAGGTAGGCTTCAAGAAATACTTGGGAAAAATGCGGCGACTTTCGCAACTTCTGTAATACAGATAGCGCAAACTCCTGCATTATCAAAATGCGAACCCGCCTCCATAGTTGGAGCCGCAATGACCGCAGCCACCTTGAATTTACCTATAAATAATATGCTTGGGTATAGTTATATTATACCTTTTGGGACTAAAGCCACCTACCAAATTGGGGTTAAAGGGTACGTACAATTGGCGCAGCGTTCCGGCCAATTCAAATTTTTAAAAACATCCGATGTTAAAGAAGGTGAAATGATCCACAGAAACCGATTGACAGGACAAATAGATTGGGATTGGATTCAGGACGACAAAGAACGCGCAAATAAAAAAACAATCGGTTACGTGGCGTTTATGAGCCTTATCAATGGATATGAAGATACGCATTATATGAGCCTTGATGAAGTCCAAGCGCACGGGAAAAAGTATTCTCAAATGTACAAGAGAAATTCAGGTTTATGGGTTACAGAGTTTGATCTTATGGCTGAAAAAACGGTTTTAAAATTACTATTAAGCAAAAAAGCACCACTTTCAACCGAGCTTCAAATCGCAGTAAGGAACGACCAAGCCGCGGTCAATGACCCCGAAAACATAGAAGATATTTCTTATTTGGACAATGAAGAACTTGAACCCGAAGTCGACCACGAAGCAGAACGTCAGGCAGATGTAATGACCAATTTAAAAACAAGGGAAGATTTCGATTATGCGATAGGGGTTGTTGATAAAGAGGATTTGGTAAAAGAACTTCATTTGCAGATCGTGGCATTTGTCAGTGATGAAGAAAGCCTTATTTGGGCAAAAGAAATCGTAACAGATGAAGTCGCCAAGGCTAATCTGAAACTGAAAGAAATAAAAATCAAAAAAGAACTTAAATAAAAACCTGAATTATGAGTGAAACTAAAAACCCAAACGCATTTCCATTATCAAGTTATGCTATTGAAAGAGGTGCTGTGCGAGAAGAAGATCACCCCTCAGGAATGACCCTTCGCGATTACTTCGCAGCTAAAGCATTGGCCGGGATTTTATCGGGAAATGAAATCATACGAACAGGCAAGAAAACAAGTAGTTCAATCGCATCATACGCATACTCAATAGCCGATGCAATGCTAAAACAACGAGAACTATGAGCGTAAAATCCCCCTCAATGACCCACGCACAACGGACAATAATCATTGCCAAGGTGTGTAAATTATACAACGCAAGGGCAAAGAATATGACCTCGCCCACCCATAAAACAAGGGAAGAAAAAGCACAACTTGAAGCGTTTTTGCGTGCCCAATGCCTATCGGAAGGACTTATTTACATTGGGATGAAACACATATTACTTATTAACTATTAAAAATTATGGAAACGATACATCAAATTATACAGGAAAGTGTCAGTGGCGGATTTTGGAAGTTCGTAGGCTATTGGCTTATGGTTGCCCTTATACTCGTAATACCCGCCCAAGTGATATTTATTGCCATCAACAGACCGCTCAGGCATTGGAATATCAGAAAACACGGTTATCCACCTGCTCATTGTGATGCGGATGGCGATTTTAAAAAAGATGAAGATTAACTATTAAACCTTAAAACAATGAGAAAAATAGATTGGGACAAATACCGCTTTAGGTGCTCACAGTTATCGCTTATTATGGGCGGAAATATCGGGCTCACTGAAAAACAACTCTCCGATATGGAGGAGTTGAAAAACGAAAAGAAAACAGGGGTAAACATCAATAATAATAAAATAAAATGGACGGATGCAAAGGAAGAAAAACTTTCCGCCTTTATAAAAACCCACGAAGAACAAGAATTGCCTAAAGGGATGCAGACTGAATTACGTAAGATTTTCAGGGCAGAATCCGAGGACAGGAACTTCGTTATGACCACAAAATATTTGGTTAAGGGGTTACAACAGGAAGAAGAAAGTATCACTCTGTACCAACAATACCGAAACTCAAATGGCATCAGAACGTATTTTAAAAAGAACGATGTGCGTTTGTACAATGAGTACCTTTCGGGAGAACCAGATATAAACCCACTTATAGCAGAAATAGAGGGGGTCAACAAGAAAATCGGATTTGATACAAAAACCGCTTGGGAGTTAAAGACGATGCCTTTTCCTGACGACGCATTGTCAAAACCGAACGATTGGCAGAACCACGGCTATATCTTTTTGACAGGGGCGGATGAATGGTGGACGGTGAACGCTTTGGTAAACGCTACGGAAGATGCAGTTTTTAAGGAAAAACAAAAACATTACTTTGCCTTAAAAACGAAAGATCGTATGCCTGATGAAGAAGGAAGCAAATACTACGATGAGTACATTCGGTTGTGTCGGGATATCGAGAAAATGATGATTTTTGATTATGACCGATTTGTAGATCAAAACGCGCATATTATGGAAATACAAAAAGAAGAATGGCACAGAAACCAATGGGATATCATTATGAGCAGAAGAATTGTCGAGCGAGCCACCTATTATTCTGCTAAAAAACAACAAGAAATAATCGACCGTGTGCTTATCGGAAGAAAATATTTTAAACAACTTCAATCACAAATAGACAGCCAAAAACTTTTGGTTTAACGGAAAAATTAATGTCAATCTAAAAACGTAATTTTATGAACATTTTGAAACTATCAGACGACAAAGAAAATCTTGAAGCCGACATCAGGCTTTTAATAATGGATTTTACGAACAAATATCCCGAAGTGGATTTAGAAATGAAAATAAGTAAACAATTTGAAACAATTGTAAACGGTATAGTAAACACAAGGGTTTTAACCCATATAGATGTAAAATTAAACGCAAAAATAATAATTTAATAAACGCTTCTAAATATCTTCTATTGGCAATAATTTATTACCTTTGGTAAATAATCTAAACAACAATATATTATGGACTTAGGTAAATCAATTAAAATAATTAGAAAAGAAGGAGGGTTTAAACAAAATGAATTTTGCGAATTAGTAGGAATCACACAAAGTTATTTATCCTCCATTGAGAACAACAAAAAGAAACCGAGTATCGAGGTTCTTGAAAAAATCACTAATGCTCTTAATATTCCTTTAGCGTTATTATTCTGGTTTACATTGACCGAAGATGATATTACAGAAAGCAAAAAAGAATCTTACAGATTAATAAAGCCGTCTATTGATGGATTGCTTAATGCTTTTTTTAATTGATTATTATGGAAAGAATAGATAAAATTCATTTAGCGATTAAAAAAGGTATTACATACAATCCATTAAGTGGAGAAATAATTGGTGTTAAGGGAAAGGTGTTAAAAGCAAAGGATAATCAAGGATATATTTACTTTGGTATTTGGGAAAATAACGTAACATACCGTCTTTATGGACATCAATTTGCTTGGTATTCGGTATATGGAGAATTGGTTAATACTTTAGACCATATAAACAGAATAAAAACAGATAATAGAATATCAAACTTAAGAGAAGCTAGCCGACAATTAAATGGATTGAATAGGGATTCTAAAGGATATTCTTTTGATAAAAATTCTAATAAGTTTATTTCTCAAATAATGGTTGATGGTAAAAATATCCATTTAGGAAGATATAACACATCAGCAGAAGCAGAAATAGCATATCAACAAAAGAAATTTAAATTAATAAGTAAAATAGTAAAACTATAAACTATGACAATAGACGTAACAATTGAGAGTATCGGAGAAATTAACACTTACGGTGCAAACGGATTCAGAAAACGTGAAATGGTCGCATTGACCCAAGAAGGAGAATATGCACAGCCTTTAATATTTGAGTTTGTTCAGGATAAATGCGAATTACTGGATAGTTTTTTGCCCGGTGAAGATGTTTCAATAGATTTCAACTTGAAAGGAAATAGATGGCAACCAGAGGGAAAACCTGAACGTATATTTATATCAATTCAGGGATGGCGCATTGAGAAAAAACCATTGTCAGCGGCAGACCAATACGACCAAAAGTAAATAACAATATTACCAAGTGCCCTTAACCGAGGGATTCATTTAAAAACCCTCCTAAATGGATTTTCCAAAATTAAAAATCAAAACCTGTAAATGGTGCAAAGAAAAATACCAACCCACTAAACCACTTCAAATGGTCTGCTCTCCTAAATGCGCCTATGAATACACACAGGACGCACGGAAAAAGAAAGCTAAAAAGGATTGGAAAGTGGAAAAAGAGGAAATCAAAAAAGACATCACCAACTGGAAGAACAATCTCCAAACCGAAATTCAAAAGATAGCGAGGTATATAGACCATGGTCTTTTATGCTTGGCAAGGAACCAAAAAGGACAGATTCACGGGGGGCACGTATTCAGCAAAAAAAACAACCCGAACATTCGTTTTGACCTCAATAATATTCATCGCCAGTCAGCCCAATCGAATAAATGGGAACAGGATGACTCCTTGATACGTGAGAAATTGGTCGAAGAATACGGTCAGGAATACTACGACGGTCTGCTCGAAGCAAAAAACCACCGAGAACAGGTTAAATATGTAAATATCCAGTACCACGCATTTTATCTGAAAGCCCGAAAAATTTCCAATGCCCTTAAAAAAGAAAACGACAATCTTTTAGAGCCTCGAAGCGTGAAACAGCGGATAAAATTAAGAGAAGAAATCAACAACCAATTAGGAATTTATTAAAAACAATCAAAACCTTAAATTATGACACCAAAAGAAAAAGCAAAAGAATTGATTGAGAAATACAAAAATCAATTAGACACGGCAACACCAATCTTAAATAGACCATTTTATCAGGCAAGAGAGTGCGCTTTAATTGCAGTAGATGAAATAATATTAGATAATGAAAAACAGAATGATTTTGTAGGAATGACTTATTGGCAAGAAGTTAAGGATGAATTGCAATATCCCACCCAATGAGCCGCAAAGCACACCCTTTGGACAAGAAACTCCCCCAATGCTTCTCCCTCTCCCGAAGGACGAAGATAGCCTTTGAGAAATCCTGCGCATCATTGGGCGTTATTCCATCAAACATCATAGAGGGCTTGATGAAGGATTTTATAAATGATGTGAACAGCAAATAACGCCTATTGTAAATGTCGGTAGCGTATATCCACGACATTGATGTCGGGAACATACCGTCAAAACGCTATTGCATTTACAAGATGTTATGTGGTTAAAAAACATTAAAGTAATATTTAAACCTTAAAAACTAAATTATGAAAAACCTCCCCCTCCCCAATTCCCAATTACAGGAAGTATTTAGAGAGCTTCTGTTGAACGATTTTATTTCCGTGAGGCAAATGATGGCTGATACTGGCATCCTCAATATCAAGGCGAGGATCAGCGAATTGAGGCGCATTGGCCTGCCTATCGCAACTGATATGGTGAGCGTAACAAACAAATACGGTAGATCGGCACGTTTCGGTCAATGGCATTTAAAACCAGAGGCTAAGCAAAAAGCCAAGGAAATTTACCTCAACCTCCTAAAAAATTAAAATGAAGAAATCAAACAGAAAAATTGTTCACGATAAATATGATGGTCATTGTGCGTATTGCGGGGATGAAATTCCTTTAAAAAAAATGCAAATAGATCACATCGAACCATTGTACAGGAACGATACGGATTATCAATTGGACAGAATGGGAATAAAAAGAGGTGATGACACAATAGAAAATTATAACCCATCTTGCAAACGATGTAACCTTTGGAAATCAACTTTTACTGTCGAGGGATTTAGGGAGCAGATACAATTACAAACGGAAAGGCTGAATAATTATAGCAGTAATTACAGGATGGCAAAATCTTATGGATTGATTGAAGAAATCAATAGAACTGTAAAATTTTATTTTGAAACAATATCATAACCTTCAACTCCCTTAAAGATGAAAAGCACTACAATAAAACACATCGTAGAAGAATATTTTGAAATTGACCTATCAGACCCATCGAGAAAAAGGGAATTTATATGCCCCAGGATGATTTATTACAAATTATGCAACTTGTATTGCAGGGAAGAAACAGAACTCAGTATCGCAGAAACCGTCAACAAAGACCGAGTAACTTACAGACACGGACTAAAAACATTTGAATCCTCGTTAAACAAACATTATTTCAGGAACTATGCCATCACGTACATCGAATTAAAAGAATCCATAAAAAAAGTGTATAATTTCAAGACTTTTATGTCCGTAAATTCATTGGACGAGGTGAAGAACGAATACCGGGTGAAACTATTCGATGTCACCAAGAAGCACCAAAAAGAACTATCCGCACTCAAACAAAGGTTAGGAGTGGAACATGAGATTGTGGAGAAGGTTTTTATGCTTCCGCCCAATGACATTGAAGATTTCCTAAAATTGGCAAATGTATTCTATAAACGCAAACAACGCGAACTAAAATACGCAAACTAAAACCTTAAAATTATAATTATGAATAAAGCATTGTTTGGCGATTGCCTTGAACTAATGAAAGATATTCCATCAGGGAGTATTGATATGATACTTTGTGATTTGCCTTATGGTACGACTCAATGTAAGTGGGACACGGTAATTCCTTTTTGTGAGAATATAAATGGGGTTTATTTCGATGAATTTATTATTGATTGGTTTAAATCTGAAAAAGGGATTTATGCTGATGCTTTGTCACATTGGGCGGAATATAGTGAAGATGGTCTTTGGGAAAATTACAACAGGATAATTAAAGAGAATGGTGCTATTGTTTTATTTGGAAGTGAGCCTTTTTCATCTGCTTTGCGAATGAGTAATATCAAGAATTATAAATATGATTGGATTTGGAATAAAAAAAAGGCAGGTAATTTTAGGGCAGTAAAATCTATGCCTTTGATTGATTATGAAAAAATATCTGTATTCAATCACGATAAATCGCATTATTATCCTCAAATGACAAAAGGTAAAATGAGGAAAAAAGGGGGTTATTACTCTCCACATGAACAACCACTAAATAGCGGCACTAAAGAAAAATATAATGATGAATATTATCCTAAAGGAATTTTAGAATATACGAAAGCAAATAATGTAGATTCTAAATTACACCCCACGCAAAAACCCATTCCATTAATGGAAAATTTAATAAAGACATACACCAATGAAGGAGAAACTGTTTTGGATAATTGCGCAGGAAGTTTCACTACCTCAATTGCTTGTTTGAATACAGACCGAAAATATATTTGTATGGAGCAGGTACAGGAATATTTTGATAAAGGAACAGCAAGGATCGCCCAATGGCACAAGAACAAAGAATCAGAAATAGAAATCAAAAACAATAATTTAGAATTATTTTAACCTTAAAACTATGGACTTCATATCATACTGCCTTAAAACAATCACCGAACTTGAAGAAGAAAATGCCAGACTACAAAAAGTAATATCTTCTTTCGATGAATTGTGTAAAAATTAAATAAAACCCAGTGGCAACCCCCCTCCAGAGAACCACTGGGAACACTTTCTAATAATTGTTGGAGCAATCCATAGGTGTGTTTTGACAAAGATAATACTTGTTTTTTAAATTATTTGTAGGGGAAAATACTACTTTTTACCAAAAACAAAATTTTAACTAAAATAAATATTGTAGTTTAGCAATGCTAACATAGATTTAACAATCCCTGTTTCTATCCCCCACATCGGAAGCAGGGTTTTTTAACAACGAATAACTGACAGAATGGAAAGTTTGAAAATTGATAGAACCACATTAAAAACCGTTGAGAACTACGCTCGACATTGGAATATGAGCAAGCCAACGGTATATAAAAAACTAAAGGAAGGAATGTTGAAAAAAGTGATTATTGACGGAGTTACCTTCGTCCAAGGATGATTTTTTTTGGCATAAAAATTTAACAAATAGTAAAGATATAAACTATGAACGAACCCCAACTCCCCCCGAATTATGGCAGAAGGTAAAAACTCTTTTGTTTTATACACTGACCAAGACGAACTTTGGGATGAAGTTTCAGACGAACAGGCAGGTAAACTTATCAAGCATATTTTCAAATATGTGTCCGATAAAAATCCTGAACCCCCTGACCAAATAACAAAATTATTGTTTATTCCGATTAAACAAACCCTTAAAAGAGATTTAAGGAAGTACAAACACCGAATGGAAGGAAAAAGCAATGCGGCTGTTTTAGGTAATTTAAAGAGGTGGCAACCAGACCTTTACCAACAATATTCAGAAGAAAAGATAACTTTGGAAGAAGCATTAAACATCGCAAAACATCGCAAAACATCGCAGTGCGATAATCCTGTCGCAAAAATCGCTGATAGTGTTACTGTTAGTGAGAGTGTAAGTGAGAGTGTTACTGTTAGTGATAATAATATAAATAATAAAACAAACAAACAAAAGCCCGAAACAAAAGTTTCGGACAACGAAGATTTTAAAGCCGAAGGGCTTAATGAATTAAAAAAACCAAAAAAACAAACCCTTCCAAAAGTTGCGCAAAAAGGTTTCAGCGAGGAAGTTTATAATTGTTACGAAAATTGCCTTAACTTTTTCCCTGAGCATTTACACCCAAACGGAAAACTCGAACAAGGATGGTTAGAAACTATCGAAAAATTGAACAGGATAGAAAAAATACCTTTCGATGTCATTTCAGAAATAACGCAAAAAACAAGGGAAGATGATTTTTGGGCAAAAAATTTCCTGACAATGAATAAATTAAGGCAAAAAAACAAAGACGGAATTATGTATGTGGTTGTTTTCAATGAAAAAGCAAGACCGATTAAACAAATAAAAGTCGATAAAAGGTCGCTTGCCGCAGCAAACAACGCGAAGGGATGGGTTTAATAAATTAAAAATAAAATTATGAACAAATTACAGATTTACAGCGAGAACAAACAAACCTTATCAGGGATAGGATTTATCAAGGACACGATCAACAATCAAATGAAAATCAGGGAAATTCCCGAGTATGATTTTTTAAGGCAATTAGCACAGATGGTAAGCGTGATTTCCTACGCGGCGGGAATCAAAGAAGATATTTCAGACTTCGACAAAAAAGACGTCAAGGATTTGATTTTAAGAAAATACAAAAACCTGTCATTGGACGAGCTTGCCTATGCCTTCAAATTAGAGAGGCACGGGGATTTAGGAGAAAAAACACAGCATTTCCAATTGTTCAACGCAGATTACGTCAATACGATTTTGACTAAGTGGGTAGAGCACAAACGCGAAATCAAAAGAATCCACAACATCTCCGCCACTGTAAAAACAGAAACTATTTCCGAAGAAGACAAAGCGAAGTCTGTTTCAAATGCCGTCAGGAATGTACTGGAACGTTTCTTAGAGCATCAAACCATCAATCGGGACTATGTGTTCGTTTATGAAGAATTGTACGAAAGAGGCTATTTAAATCAAGAAGTAGCTTACAAGAAAAAACTGATGGAATCTGCGGTAATTTTGTTGGAAATGGAGCTAAACGAGAAAAAGCCTGTTTCAAGGGAAGAATCATCTGGGATAAAGTTGGAATTAAAAAAACTAGTTGAGCCTAAAAACAAGAAGGTGATATTGAAAGCAAAGGAACTATCGATGCTAGATTTTCTTAGGAAATTGGTGAAGTCTGAAAGTGAATTGGAAGCTTTTAAAACTTTTTATAACATTAAATAAGTATGAAATTAAGTAAAGAATGGGCAATGCCAAACGGAAACACGTTTGATATAAAACCAATAAAGGAATTTATACAATTTTATAATTCAGAAAATTTAGAATCTGCCGACCCTTTCGCAAATAGAAACAGGATTGCTAAATATGTGAATGATTTAGACCCTGAAATGGGAACTGAGTTTAATCTAGATGCGATAGACTTCTTAAAAACATTTGAAGATGAAAGTTTGGATTTGGTATTTTTTGACCCGCCATACAGTCCTAGGCAAGTAAGTGAGTGTTATAAAAAACTTGGAAAAACCGTGAATATGCAAACAACACAGGCGAGTTTTTGGTCGAATATGAAGATAGAAATAGCTAGGATTTTAAAACCTAACGGGATGGTACTTTGCTTCGGATGGAACTCACAAGGGATAGGTAAAACAAGGGGATTTGTTATGGAAGAAATTGTTTTGGTGGCTCACGGTGGACATCATAACGATACAATTTGCACGGCAGAAAGAAAAAGTGTATTACAATCCATAACCAAAATAGCCCAAGAACAATTATTTTAATAATTAAACATAATGAAAATAGAAAAGATTTTTGAAGGACTAAATATTGAGCCTGTACAGGACAGAAAAAAAGGAGGTGAACTTTGGAATAATTATGAATTGTTTACATACGATGATGTAATTATAGCAATGAACGCAGTTAAAAACTTAGAATTAATGGTAGTTAACCACCAAATAAAACCATTAGTTTGTAATAGGATTAACGATAACAATAGCAATAGGTGTATTACTTGCGGTGTGAAAGCAGGACATAACTGCGCTTTAATTTAAAATCAACCTTTAAAAACCCCTTAAATATGAAAACCACAAAACAGATTAAAACACTCAGTTACAACGACCTTGCCTTCTTTTTGGGAATTTCAACACTGGACGCTAAATGGAAAATAGCGGAACATTTTTATAAGCCAAAAGATTTACCGTTGACCGCCAAGGGAACCCCGAAAATCAAGGTCAGTGACCAGATCGAGGTAGATAAAATAGATTTCACAATGCACTCAAATTCAGATTTGGACGGCGGATGTAAGTTTACGTATTTGGTAAACTACTTTAACAATGGGGTTTCAATGGACTATTTAAGAGGTTTTGGAGAATCAAAGACCTTTATCAAGAAACTAAAATTCACGGGCAAACACGGGATTTTGAACGATATTATGAACGAGGAACAATATTTGAAATTGCAGAAAATCTGGCTCTATGCAAATATTTACGGAAGATCAAGACCCACCAAAGAAGCTAGTGAGTTTATAAACAAGCACGATTGGGCAAAACTTTATTTAAAAACCAAAGGAATCGAATTTAACTAACATTTAACCCCAAATATGAACAAACCTCCCATAAACGTAATATCCTTATTTGACGGGATAAGCTGCGGCCAATTAGCACTTGAAACAGCAGGTGTAAACGTAGGTAAATACCTCGCTTCTGAAATAGAAAAAGACCCCATCGAAGTCACCCAAAGACGTTTTCCCAACACATTGCAATTAGGTAACGTGAAAGACGTGGTAACTGAAAATCTGCCTTTTGCTGATTTGTGCATAGGCGGATCCCCTTGCCAGAGTTTCAGCCGTTCGGGTGACAATTCGGGATTTGATGGAAAGTCGGGTTTGTTCTTCGAGTATGTGAGGATCTTGAAAGATTTAAAAGAAGTAAACCCCAATATCCAGTTCTTGCTCGAGAACGTGGTGATGAAAAAGGAATGGCAAAATATCATATCGGAACATATTGGACTAGAGCCTGTTTTGATGGATGCAAAGTATTTTTCCGCACAAAAAAGGCAGCGTTTGATATGGACTAACATTCCAATAGATCCTTATGTGGACAAGGATATTTCAATCAAGGATGTCATGGACATGGACAATACCGATTTCGCCAATGTGGATAGTGATTTTATGTGGTTCGAGGATGGGGAATATCGTGTTCGAAACGCCACCAAAAAAGGGTATTTAACGGTTTCAAATTACGATGTGGTGAACCTTGATTTCCCTACTTCAAAAACACGCAGGGGGAGGGTGTCACATCAAAAATCGAACACCCTGAACACAGGATGTAACCAAGGAATCTTTATCGACGGTAAAATAATCAAGCTCAATGCCCTTGAATGTGAACGACTCCAAACAATAGAAGATAATCACACCATGGGTTTCACGGAAGCAAAACGTAAAAAGATGATAGGAAATGCTTG